GTTCCTCGACGGCGATCTTCTCGTCTTCCCGCACACCTTCGGCGGCGTCTTTCGCTGCAACGTCCGCCGCTGCCTCCGCTGCCGTCTTGGCGCTCTCCGCCCCGGCCTGCGCGTCCGCGGCGGCGCCTTGTGCCGTTTCCGCCGCTTTTTGTGCAACCTCTGCCCCACTCTTGGCACTCTCTGCTGCTTCCTGCGCTTCCTCCGCCTGAGTAGCGCTCTCCTGGGCCGCAGACGCACTCTTCGCCGCCGCTTCAGCCGATTTCTGGGAAGCGTTTGCAATATCCTCCACGGACTTCCGGGCGAATCCCTTTATCTGTGCGCCGGTAATATGTCCTGCTGCACCTTGTTGTTCAGCCACAAAAAAAGACTCATCATCAAGGTCTTCGATAAGAGGCAATTCCCCAATCCGTTTATCCGCCATGTTCTCCCTCCTTCCCCGCCTCTGTAACTATAGATTCCGCTGTGTGGATAATACCAAGCAACTGTGTCCAATTGTTTGGCCCAGATACTGTGATCCTAGAGGCTGCTTCTCTAATTGCTACCGCCATTTGAATAATTTTTTGACTATCCATTACAGACCTCCAATGATATCATTCAGAACATCCGAGATGTGAAGAACGTGGTATCCGGTTATCTCGTCCCCCGGATCTACATCCTGTATCCCGGTAGATTGTATGGAACCTATATTGGTCTTGGCCGCGTTGTAAATCTCGGCGGTCAGTGTGTCCCCGGCGGACACCTTGCACCCGGAGGCGGAGGGAAAGCGCCCACTGTCCGTCGTCCAAAACAATCCGTATGCCTCTCGCATCTCCACAATCTTGTCTATGAAGTCGTTCCATACATTGTGATGGAAGTCATCCGCTGCCCGGTTACCCTGTAAAACTTGGTAGGCGTTACGGGTCTGTGTGTCCGTCGCTGCCCCATTGGATGATGTCCATGACCACGGTTCAACTACAATCTCTGGCCTTGTGGTGGCATAGACCGGAGAAGGCATATAAGGGCCGGTTCCGTAGCTGTTCTTGCCATAGTAGTTAATTACATACCTCTGGTTAGGCTCGAGGCTTGTTAGCGTGTAATTTCTCGACGTAGTTTCCACATTTCGGGCAGTAGTCGTGCTGTCTGGCCGATAGGCGATTACATAAGATGTTGCTTTTGAAATAGCTCTCAGCGTTACTTCAATAGTATGGCTGGTAACTTCGCCCACCGTGATGGAACCATAGCTGGTAGGGTTTTGCGCTGCCGACTCGCAGGATGACTGACAGGACTGACAGGAATTTTGGCAGGATGATTCGCATATCTGGCATCCACCCAGGCAGCCGCTACACTGTCCGCACTGTACCACAGTACATTGCCCGTGGCATCCTTGGCTGCAAGTCTCACCACAGGCCATTCCATCTGTCTCACAGGCAATCTCCGTACAGAAGTCGCACATGGGCATGACGTTTGCACCGGTAAGTTCCCCCTTCAGGTATTCCGGTACTTCGATCAGCTCATCTGGCAACATAGATATGCCACCTCTCTAAAAAGCGTTTGTTTCTTGCCTTGCCCAGCCGCTCCATTAGATAGATTGCCTCTCGGAATAGCAGACGGTTCCACCGACAGCAGATGGGGGGCATATGGTGGAAACTCCCCGATCGAATATAGTTGTTGGCCACGCACCCTCCATCACAGATGCGGTTCAGGGGGCATTCATCGCACCCATCCCCTTCAACCTGTGCGCTATCGTATTTTTGCATAAGTCGTCTCCGCGTCTCATCTACCACCCCAGTATAGATATTTCCAATCACGAATGGATTATCTCCTCGTGAAAAGAACTCCTGACAAGCTAGGATATCTCCATTCAGGTTAATCCCCGCATAGCGCCCAGAACCCAGCCCGCACTTGCCGCAGGCCATACATGAGGTATAGGCGCGGTTTGCCCCCTCTTGGATCGCCTGGTTGTGCAAGAGTATTTTGGGGAAAAACTTTTCAATCTGTGTGAAGTAGATTGGTTCCCATCCATTTTCTAAGCACTCGACATAATGCTCTGAATAGCGCCGAAGTTCCTCCTCCAGTGGCTCAGTGCCGTCCCAATTTGCAAAACTATCCGGCATAGTAAAAAATGTGCGGAAACCAGCTTGTTCTGCAAATATCATATCGTGAAACAAGTCAACTGCGGTCTCCGGTGTTACCGTAGAGCGGAACATCACATCAGGAAAGTATTTCAAAATTAAAGGAAGCTTTTTCCCCAGAATGTCGAAACTGGAGCCGCCATCCTGAAGCGGTCGATTGCGCTCCTGAGTCCGTCTGTCTCCGTCCATGGAAAGCAAGAGCCCTATTCCTTTCTTCCTCATATACTCCGCCCGCTCCTGGTTCAGCAGAGTTCCATTGCTTGTCATAGAAAGGTTATATGCTGGATACCGATCCCGGACATACTCGGTCAGCGGGACTATAATAGCGTCCCACATCAGTAGTGGTTCCCCGCCGAAAAAGTTGATAGACGGAACCCCGTCTCCCGCGTTGGCGGCCAAAAAATCCGCTGCATCTTTCGCTACCTGAAGGGAAATCATATCTGGATGCTGTTCCACAAAACAATAGCGACACGCCAAGTTACATGCATTTGTCAAGTTGAGAAACGCTGAATATATTTTAGGAAGCATTAAGAAAACCTCAGATAAAGTCCTGAAACCTCATTTACGTCATCAAAAGAAACTAATCGTCCATGAAAGGAAACTGATGATGTGGCTTCTACCGACATATACGGACAGTTAAAGCGTAATATGTTATAGCCCGTGACAAGGCTCGCAGTATCTGCATTTCCAGAAATAGTTAATACTCGTTCTCCATCTCCGTTCCATACCACCATCCCAGTGTCCAAGAGCCCAATAATTTGTCCACCCATATCATCTACACCGCCAGCATATATCTCTGCACCATAAATTTTGGCACCATAAATGGTGGGAGCCCCTAGCTCATCCGCTGTAATAAATGTTGTTTGTGTCGCCTCTGCTCTTTGTAATGCTCGAAGTACATTGTTGAATGTAACACTTGCATCCGAACCGTCTATACCGTCTCGTCCGTCTGTTCCGACAAATTGGTAAGGCTCTTCCCAAGTTTTTCCCCCATCATATGTATCTCGTCTGTATTTATCTCCTTCTTGCTGCTTATCATGCCATGGTCCATCCGGAGATGTTGAAAACTGGGACTTGTAAGGGAAGGAATCTCCCCAATAAATAGATCCCCCTTGCATGTTGATGTCCCCGCGAAAAATGTATCTTCCACTGGCCGCATCAAAATAGAGTGCTGCCTGTCCATCGTCATTATAAAAGGCCAAAATATCGCTGTTTAAAATAACCCGGCTTTTCTCTGCACCGCTATTATCTGTTTTGGTAATTTCTAATCCGTTTTTTCGAGTAATTTTAGTGCCATAGTAAGAAGTCCCTAGTGTAACTTTTCGTTTTAGCTCTCTACTTTCTGAGCTCAAATAAGGATATTCATGGTTAATTTCCTTTTCCCCTGGAGCAGAGATGTCGGATAAATTCCCTGGGCCAAATTCTATATCCCGATTTGCTATCATTCCGTAAAAACCGTCAACCGTTACTCCATCCCCCAGTTCCGCTTCTGGAACTAGGCTTGAGCCAGGGGCCGAAAATCCTTGATACACAAATCCTTTTGCTGCATTCAAAATATTATCTGCCATCTTCTGCGTAGCTGATGGGCAAAACAATTCTATTGTGTATCCTGTATCATCTCCAGCTTCGAATGCATTTTCATCATCCCAAAACAGCCGGATTTTACTAACTGGAGGAGTTTTTTCATATTTTAAAAAAGAAGATGCTTTTTGGCCTACATAATACTTGTTATTCATACCAAAATTCTATCCTCTCCAAACACTATGGCACTTCCGCTGTCTTCTATTAAGTAATATGTCTCTGGAGGCATTGCAGTAAAAAGCGGAACCAGCAACAATTTCCCGTCCGCCGTAATAATCCAATTCCCTGCATGGGCCGCTGCTATATGGCATAAAATTTCTCGCATTGTATAATCGTTTGGATATTCAACCACATAACTTTCATTGATAACTGTTCTACTATCAACTTCTACATCTATACGGCTTGCTATATCCGCAACAAGCGCTTTCATCCCCCTTGGCCATTCACCCACATCTTCACTAATCAAGTAAGTTTGTTCGGTTTTCAGCATGGAGTCATAGGCAATGAGATTTTTCCACTGTCTATCTTCACTCCTTACATCAACAAAAAATATACCTAGCTTATGCCAATCTTTTTCTCCTTCTTCTCTACAGAATGGTACAATTTTTGCCATTCTGGGAGGTTCCTCTTTAGGAATAAATGTAATGTGGAACTCAGCAGGCATTGCATTCCCCGCTCCAAAATACTCGAATAACGGCTGCTTTATATTTGCGCTTTTAATGCTATCCATTCCGTACATTATTCCGCCAATTTCTACTTGATACTCGTATGGCATATATTACTCCTCAATCAGTGGGAATGTGATCCCTCCCCATAGTTCATCTCCGTTCCTCTGCTTCATTTGAAACGTAGCCGGGTTGTTATTGGAATACATTTTTCTTGTTGCAATGCTGTTTGTTTGAGGATCTGTATATCGAACCGATACCCATTCCGGCATAATTGCCGTTAAGACTTTACTTGTTTCGGCGGCATTGAGCGGACGGCAGGTAATATCCAGCCGCCGCTTTGTTGCCACCCGATTCCTTCTGAGCTTGCCATCCAAAGTACGACCAGCTCCCTCCCCGTCCACGTCAGACCGTTGCCACTTAACTCCTCCAAATGAAATGTAAGGGACAATATTAAACCCATCAATTTCAAGAACCAATATTGTCACCCTTTCTTCCAATTTAAAATTTATCTGCCAAAAATGCGATTCTTCCTATTTTGGTATTCCGTTACTCGTTCTCCGACCTTATCCCCATCCAGATAAACGTCTCCGCTGTTCTCTTCAATTGCGGAAATGATTTGCTGGCTTATGGCAAACAATGTGCTTATCATTTCTTGATTTATCTCCCGCTGGCCTTCTCTTCCGTCTGTTACTGTAACGGTTCCAGATGTATGTGTATTTATGTTCTTTACTTCTTCCACAGAAAAAGATCTAGAGAGACTACCAATCGAACCAGTTGAAAAAGCACTCACCATACGCTGATTTGTAAGTTCAATTTCCGAAAGTATAGCATCTCTACTATTACCGATTCCTTCGGAAATACCTAGGCCAATATTCAATCCAACTTCATCACGGAACAAGCGAGATGGTGAATGAATTTTTGCTGCGGTCTTTGTTGCCGATAGCGCAATATCAACAAGCCTATCTGCCGCGTTCTTAACTGCCCGTGTGCTATCATCAAGTCCATCCGCAATTCCGTTTCCGACCTGCTTACCTATCCCATTTGCAGAGTTAAATACTTCTGTGTCCTTTGATTCAACTCCCTCAATGAGCCCATTGCTCATATTTATACCGAGAGTTTTTAAGGTTTCTTTTAACGCTGGTGTAACCTCTAGAACTTTTTCGCCGATTGTATCGTTAATCAACGAAATTGTTCCATCAGCGTTTTCTTTCACTTCGAGATTGTCTAACAATCCATTTGCAACAGCCTCATTGATGTTCATGCCAGCATCTGTCGCAGTTTGAAGTGCCTGTAGGAAATTGGGGTCTGTAGACAGTTTTTCTCCAAGCAAATAGTTGATAGCATCCATATCACCGGAAATGGCTGCAAGCATGTTGTAGTCATGCAGGCCCTCAGAAACATACTGCGGGACAGCAATACCTGCGGCTCTAGAATCATCAGCGATCTTTTGGAGTTGTTCTGCTCTAGGCTCCAACGCGGCAAGCGTTTCAGACAAAGCAGCTCTCACTTCTGGAGTAATATCAAGCGTTTGGAACCCAAGTTTCCATTGTTGGTCAACGCTCCTCATAAAATCGCTTATACTATCTCCGACAAGCACTCCGGTTTCATCGGTAGTGAATTGATGGAACGTCCTGTCAAGGAGGTCTTCTACCGGCCGATCAAACGCAGGTTGCGCCTCTGTAAGCGCGTCAGAAAATGCCGCATTAAATTTTCCAATGAGAGGCTCAAAAGCGGTTGCAGATACCTGTGCTTGATTTGCAAAATAAGTCTGCATTTCGTTTTCTATTGCCGCAGTATATTCTTCATAATTACCATCAGTTTGATATTTTAGCTCGATAACCGCCAGTGCGTCCAAATGTGTCTGTTTTAAACTATCAAGCTGCTCTTGCGCTATATTGCCCAATTTCTCACTGACGTCCTTTACACTCTCATATGATAAGTCTCCACCAAGCTCATATACTGCATTGTTGAGCTTTGCTCTATACTCAGCGTCAGCAACCATAGAAAGCATCTGGTTTACCTCAGACTGCAAATCATTGATCGTCTTCATTTCCTGTTCATCAATGACTCCATCGGCAAGTGCATCTAGCATCGTTTGCTTTAATTCCGTCCCAAGACGCTGCATTTCGCTGGAGGATTCAGAAAAATACGTGTTTACGAATGCCGCCATTTCAGTTTTGATTCCTTCATCACTAAAGCCGATGTTGACAGCAAGCGCATACGTTTCTCTCTGTGCATTTAAGAAGGATTGTGCGTCAGCGATCATAGAATCAATACTGTTGCTCAATTCAGCATCATCTACTTCAAAGCCAACGGATACCTTCCAAATCAGATAAGAAAACTCTTCGGAAGATGCAAGATACTTTTCGATTGCTTCTTTTGCACCAGTCTTTGCCTCCACGTACATGTCCAGTTGGATAGAAAGCGGAGATGACATAATCCTTTCTGCCAGTTCTTTGGCTTCTTCCACTGTCAGTTCAATTTCTCCAAACCGCTCTTTTATCTCGTCATCTATTTGTCTCCGGTTATACCCTATGGTAATACTTGCAATGGCAACAGATAACGCGGCTACGATACCAATTGTCCACCCAAGAGGCCCAGTCCCAAAGATAAGGAGCGATCCAGCGATTCCTAGTCCGGCTCCGATAGCTGTTTTTATGGCGTTCTCAAGGTTCAGCCCATTGTAACCAATGTCGTATCCGCCTTGCCATTCAAGCGTAAATCCCGTAATTACAAGCCCGATACCCGCTGCGAGTTTATCGATCTTGCTAAACTTTCCATTCTTAAGATCCTTAAACCAATTCAATACTTTAGGAGTAATTTTCCATGCAGCAAATCCAGCTCCAATAGAAAGGATTGGCCCCAAAATAGATTCCATCTGCTCTTTTATCTTAGATGCCTGTTCTTCCAACCCGGCTAAGAAGTCATACTCGGGAAGGTCGAGACCCAAATCGCCTCCAATTCCGCCACCAGATCCACCACCGCCTCCAGAAGCAGTCGGCTCCAGAATGGTCAATTCATCAATCCCGAGCAACGCCTTTTTCATTTCTTTGGCCGCTCCAGTAGCCCCTTCAATGGCATCTTCCGCATCTGTGGCACCAGATGTCACACCATCCAGCCCGGAATAATCAATCTCAGGCAATTCAAATCCAACCAGAAGCGCCAATGCCTGTATCGCATCAGTAATGACTTCCACAAATGCCTGAACATACGGAATAATCTGCTGTAAAAATGGAATCAATAAATTCCCTAAGGCTCTGGTTAACTGATTTATTTGTTGATTTAGAATGCGCAAAGCATTAGCCGGGGTCTGCACCGTCCGGGCCATATCCCCCATTACGTTCCCACTCTGCTCCATAATCGCTAAATAACGAAGCTGGGATTTTTGCGCTTGGTTCATCGTATTTACACTCTGCTCAATTCCATGTGCGTATGCCACTTCTTGCAGGGTAGCTACGTCAATTGCATAGCCCAAGCGTCGCAGTGGCTCAATTTCGCCTGCAATGCCGGATTGCAATTTTTCCATGGCCTCTTCAATGGAAATGTTATAGAAGGAAGAAATGTCATAACCTAACTGTGTCAGGTTTTTTGACATAAGATTTGCTTTTTCTTCCATGACTCCAAATCCACCAGTTATTTGCTTAAAGACGCCCTGGTTTCTGATCCATTCAGACGGGTCAATCCCAACAGCTTCTTTTACTGCTTCCGCATATTCTAATGCGCTCTCCGCAGCATCGCCCATTGCAACAGTAAACAGATTCAGATTCTCGACATAATCATTGCTCTCTTTTACCCAATCAGATGCAGTACGCGCAATTTGGCGAAATACCACTGAATAGATTCCGAACTTCGCCTGTGCGGAACTAATCCCAGTTCCAAGAACGCCGAAGCTTTTTGCTGCTTTATTGTTCGAGGCGGCGAGTCCGGTATTGCTCTGGATGATCTTCTGAATCCTTATCGGGAAAGCTGAGAACCCGCTGGAAACTTTCTGCATCTCCGTAGCCAGGGGGCGCATTGCGTCCGCCACCTGATTCATCTGAACAGCAAACTTTCCTAAATCTGCTTTTTCTAAGGACTCGCTAATCTGAGGCAACTTTTTAAGGGCGTTGATTGCGGAGGACAAGCCGCTGGACTTCTGGATAGAAGACAATCCGTTAAGTGCACTTGTCATTTCCTTTAACTTTACTGTATTAATGCTGCTGCTATTTATCAGCTTTGCCGCATTTGCAAGTGCCTGCATCTGCTTAGAAACTGTAGTAAGCCCCGCTCCACCCTTTGCCGCTGTTTTCAGGTTAGTCAGCGCGGTAGCCAATGCGTCGATTTTTGCCGCCGCATCACTCGAAGTTGCCTCTATTTCAATTTGCAGACTATCAATATCAACGGCCATGATGCTACCACCTTCTGAAATACGGCACTTGGCAATGAAGCACTTGGCACTAAAGATATAAAAAGCCCCCGCCACCTCATATAAGATAGCGGGGACTTCGATTTACAAGCCCGGTATTATATCTTTGATTACATTGCTGAATCCATATATGCGTCTTGAATTTTTGTAGCTTCTTCCATATAAACATCCATCAGTTTCCCGGCCCATTCTTCATACTCATCATATGATCCGCTTCCGGCATGATAATAATATTCAGCCATTTTGGAAATTCCCTCATTTGATATTTCGGCCAGTTCGCTTATCTTTTCGTTACTTAATGTGGCAAGCCCTTGAAGCCCCTCTGTGTTATTTGCGGCTTCTATTTTGTATTCCTCTATCAATTCCGGAACAGCATCCCTAATTCTTTCTGAATAATCATCCAAAATTGATTGATAATCTTGATACACTGCTTTAGAATCGTCGGCCTGTTGGCTTTTCTGAGTTGTGAATTCTGGAAATTCCTCTGTTTTTTCGCTAATTATCTCTCCGGTTTTCCAATCATACACATCTTCATATGTTTCTGCTGAAGGAGTAATCCAATAATATTGGTCTGTTTCTACGTCTGAAATACTAACAGGGCTCCAGGTTTCGCTTGTATAGAAACAAGAAAAACGCATTTCTATGTCATCACACATAACCTCTACGCTCACGCTTCGCACACCATGGTTTTCCATGTCAGACTCAATTTTTATGTTTTCTTCCCCAATATCTATCCCGATTTTATTAAAAGTTTGTGTGACAAGAGATGTAAATTCATTGTCTTCAAGCAACTCATGGGTTTCTTGGTCCATATCCTCACCTTGACACCCGGAAATCATCAAACCAACCATCAATCCAGCCAAAATAAAAGAAACTAGCTTTTTCATTTTTCTACCTCCGTCCAGAAATTTCAGATATTATCAAAGCAATTCCCTTGCATAACTGATATATCCCAAACGGGATAAGCAACAAAATGAAACATAGCAATTCAATGACGCCTTTATCTGCATCCGTTCTTGTCTTTCGTCTTGTCACATTTCATCCCTCCTCCCCCAAATCTTACCACAACTTGGGGAAGGAGGCAATCAAAATCTCCGCTATCTCATATGAAGTTGGCAAGGTGCAAACCAGGGCCTACCGGAACTTTTTCTCAGCAGCCCTTGCCCAATTCTTAAAGAACAGGGTGGCTTTCAAACGCTCGTTTTTAACTTCCTGCTCGGTTGGTACATCTTTTTTCTTGCCTAGTGGGTATGGTTCCGTTCGGTATGGAACTGGTTTTGTCCCATTTTTGGCAAAATCCCGGAATATCGGAGATGCGTCACAAAGGGCTTCGTAGTTATAAAGGCCCTGTAGCCAGAGCATCATGTTTTCCCGCTCAAGCCTTTGCTTATCAGCTTGGCGGTATGCCTCTACCATCCATACATCACCATACCAATACTGTTCCCAAGTCATGCCGATGGACAGATAGTAGGGGCACTCCGCCTCAAATAGTTCCGTATAAGACCGTGGGCTATTTACAGCTCCACAGTCACCTCTGCGTTTTTTGCCGCATCCTCGTCAGTTGCAATCAGGTGGGTAAGGGCTGCCTGATTGTAGAGCTGAATCAGACGTTCCAGAAGAGCACTTGTCATCCCGCCCATACCATCCAGCAGGGCATCAGTCTGAGACCGGGCTACATTCTTGTGATTTTTCCGGAAAGCATAGTAGAACAGCTCCGGGATTCTAGTCACCGGAAACACTGTCAGCTCGTCCACCTTAAAGCCACGATTCTCAGCAAACTTAACGCTCTCTCTGTTAAAATCAAGCTCATACGCCGTCCCAGTCTTATTGTCAATGACGCGAACGGGCATCACTCTATCCTGAATGCTCACGACATTATCACTCATATGGTATTTCCTCCTCAAACCTCAACGTTTTTCTTGGTAGAAGATCTCAGACTCATACTTTCCAGATCAGTAGGCTTTGCTGCCCACTGAGGCGCACCGGTCGGGGTGATGTAGAGAGTTGTTTCCAGAACAGCAGAGACCTCCATAGCGGGCATACCCATCGGGGAGGGCTGACCCGTGAAATACAGTGCCTTGGTCAGCCCAGGAATCACGATACAGAACCAAGTAGCCTTATTTCCGGCGGCTGCCGTATCATAGGCATCGACAACGCCCTCCCACTCGGTCATAGATGCCTCGGTCAGGTTTGCCGTAAAAGACAGTGCGCCGCCGATGTCCTTCAAGCCTGGGACATAGGTCTTCCACTCCGTCTCTTCCAAGGTCGTTGTTTCCAGGTTGTCGGGCTCAGGGTTCAACTCAGGAATGCTTTTGATTTCGGAGATTTTTTCGTACCCAGTAGTCGGGCGAGTGCCAGCGGTGGCTTCTGCGGCGTACAACAGGGTGACGCCCGCTGTGCTAAGTTGGATTCCTGCCATAAAAATAGTACCTCCTAATTTTTTAGGGAGGCACTTGGCACAGAGGCACTCGGCACTGTCAGCCCTTTTAGTTTGTGTAGATTCTAAAATCCTTGTCCGCTACGCCCTCATACCGGGCGACAATGCGGTAAATAGTGGCATCCTGCAAATTGGACACCGGATTGCACATGGTACGAGTGAATCCCATCTTGGAAAACTCATTGTCGATGGTTTCAATGATATCCTTTGCCTCGGACTTCTTGTACCCTACACTGTTCGTGTAGACGTTTACCTCGTACATCAGCGACACGGCGTTTTCCAAATTTGGTGCCGCTGTTCTCATTTTTTGAAGCACGCTGTTGTCGCTTTCAACGATGGTGACGGCCGGAAATTTTGCGGGGCTGTCTACATATTCGCCAGACACAAAAATTCCTTCATAGGACGCTCGAAGCGCTCCTGCAATTTGACTGAAAAGGAACGATTCAATGTCTATGATACCGACCGCCTCCTCAAATCCCCTTCATAGAAAATGGTTTCGACATCTCGATACCCAAACACGTGATATCTTTTCCATGCTCTTTTGAACGGGAAATTAAATATTCTGCACCACTCAGACAAACATTTTTCTTGCCCATTTATTTTGATTCTGATGTTTGTCGTTTTGTTTTGCGCTTGTAACGCATACGGAATAATAGTGCAGTTTTCAGGAGAATATCCCTTATTTACATCGATTCGTTCAATAGTCAATCCGGGTCTCCACCCGTTTTTTACTGCCCATCCGATAAACACCTGGGAGTCCATCCATTCTTCGCACAAGGTTATTCCTCGTTCTCCGTAAGAATAGAACCGTTGCGACTTTGGGTTTGAACACCTGTTCTTCATGTTCCACCAAGAGTTATAAATTTTCTTGTAATCTGTTTCGCTTAATCCAAACGGGTTCTTTCTCCACTGCACAAAATCCCAACCTTATCTCAAAACCGCTTTGGCAACTGTCAAGAGACTGTCTCTCATGGCCCTGTCCGCATTATAGAATGGCATATGCGGCTTATTGCCGTAGGAGTGCCCCCACCCCTGACCATTTTTGTCTCTTCTTATAACAAGCCTTGGATCATCTGTCGGGAACCACCAGCCATTAGGATCATCCCAATGCCCGTTCCCCGGATATGTTCCTGGGCCAAACCCAAAATCATCATCCCATGGATGCCCACCACCATAGCGTACGCCAGCGCCAAACTCAAAGAACAATATTGCTTGCGATTCGGCGTATAGGACATACCGCCCTTCGCCTTTTTTATCCAGTGTCAAACTTTCAATCGTCTCACCAGAAAACACATGTCCCTGCATGACGCTGTAGGCGACAGAGTAGCCAATCTCGCTAAGCTGCTTTGCGATTTCCTCGCCAGCCCCCTCAACCTTCTTCTGATACGCCTTGACTTCCTTCAATGCTTGGTTGATCGAGTCCGTGCTCAGCTTCAGTTTTATTTTTGGCACTTAGCATCGCCGCCTCAATCTCTGCTTTTCTATCAAACAATTTTTGTTCCGCTTCGTACTCAGATACAGAAACCTTTTTGATAGCGTATTGAATACTATTCTTCCATGGAGCTTTCCGCTTCACAATGTAGTTATACGGGCCGTCAGTATCAGCCCCATCTACCCACAAAACGGAATCCTCATCAATTTGGCAGGCCGTATCTGCGGTAGTTGCCGTTCGATCGTAATCCTCCAGTGAGCCGAACTGCTCCACCTCGGAATTGCCCTTGTTCGGGGAAACACACAGCATAGCGGATTTCAATTCGCTGTAAATAGGGACATATGAGCCGGTCGGGTTTCCATATTCATCTACGATTTCCTCTTGACCCTTGTATAGTTTGAAGAAAACAGGCTGTTGATTCCGGAGCAACGATCTCATGGCTCATCATCCTTTCGCTTGATGATGATTTCTCCAGGGGAAAAAGTGAGTGTCACTTCTGCAAATTCGTCCGGCGCACCATCATGTACATCTAACTTTGATACGCTTTTTAAATGGAATCCATCAATAGAAATATCACAAATATTCACACCGGAATATTCAATAACGGTTTTGTGTCCATTCGGATGAACCATCATCCCACCACCTTTGCAACTGGCGTCACTTCCTGCAAGAGCGATTCAGAAATCCAAGAGGACTCCCAAGCCCGACTGATGGAGTTTTCCCCATGACTAAGCTGTCCCTCTGCTCCGATTCTGTTGTAGAGGTCAAGCGCACACCTGAACTGCAAATCAAGATACCGGCTCTCCAGTTCCTCCGGCCATTCCTGGAACGGATACCGTCTCGCCATGATCGCCGCTTTTGCGCTCTCCAGGCAGTCCTCCAGGATGGCCTCGTCCGGCTCATTCGTGCGGAGTTTCAACCTCGCCAGATTGTCCATTGTCCGCCCTCCTAGGTCTACCCGGCTTTTTAGGTGCGGCGGGAGGCGGCGTCGGTTCATCCAACACCGTCCCGTGCCGCTTCATCATATCCGCGTCTTCGGCCTTGATAGAGACCTGGGCACCAACTTCATAAAACCGGCCACCATAACACACGCGGTAATTTGGAATAAACTTCATGCTGCCTCCCGCTTTTCTTAACTCTCGAATGTAGCTCCAGAGAAATTGAACGTCACAACGCTTTGGTTATCTACCAACACTTCGAAAGCATCGGTCTTCGTAACCCGGAAAATAATATCCGGGTCAAATGCAATGTCCTGCTTAGTAGGTGAACCATTTTTCTTGAAGGTCATTTTGCTTCCGGTCTTAGTCAGGTGAAACGGAAAGTAATAACCTTCTTGCTCGTCCGGCTCAGAACTGAACTCGGTGTATCCGTCACATGATGGAATGTACCGACTACAGATCCATCAGCCTTGACCGCCAGGTCATCTCCTACCAGCTCGGACACCTGCTTCCACAATAGGGTCTGACTGCCGGGGAAAAGGCTTAGAGTGTCAGACCCGATCATCCCCCCAGGACGTTGAGCACAGCCACCTCGTCCATACGCTCGAAGGAGGGCAGGACGATTTCAGACGCGAAGGTGTTGATGTTTACAGGATGCTCCTGGAGAATACGGGTAATCGCAACACCTGTATTCACAATGGAAACCTCTGCGCTGGACGCTCCACGCAGATCCGCCTCTTCCGGAGTTGTTCCATACCAAGTGCCACCGAGTGCGCCGTCAGGAATCAGGCAGACATACCCATTGGGCACAAATGCATGGGCTACCTTGCTCTCGTCCCGGTACTGCTTGTCGTAAATGGCAATCCGCAGACCAGAAGTAGACTCCACAACCGCCTTTACTTCGGCGTCTGTCAGATAGCCAAGAGACAGGCCATTAGTGGTCAAATAACGATTCTTTACTGCATCCGTCTTGGAAAGCAGATTGAACGTGTAAGAGTTCATAATGGCGACCGTCAGTTCAGTTCCAGTCTTAGATCGGATAGCGTCTTTGACTGTCTTGAACGCCGCAAAGGGGTCAGCCGTAGAGGGCTTGTCCCAAGTTGCAGTATCAGTCAGTGCGGTGTAGTTGGAGGTCTTCCAAGAACCGTCTGTATCATACTTGTACGTGTAATTCACACCGTTTGCTTTAATGGCAATACCAACGTCTCCACCCTCGGGGAACAGGAGCTGCATAATCATCCGCTCGGGCACGACATTTGCACCGTCAACCAGATCTCGGGTATCGTCAAATACACGAGCAATCACTTCGGCAGCGTAGGGGTCGGTAGACTCCTGCACCCGCAGCATCTCCTGCCGGTCCTTCTCTTTGATCTTGTATCCCTCACGGAAGAAAGGCATCTCGGTCTCCAGCTTCTCAAATCCAATCCGATCACGGAAGGTGGCCTTCGCGTCGAATGCGGAGGGCATCAGAGAGACAGGTAGCCCACGGGAGCCTTTCAGCCAGGACAGGTCAAGGCCGGCCTTCTTGCGGGCAGGGAACAAGGTCGCGCCCAGATAAGGAATCTGATTGGAGGCAACCTCAATCCAGTTGGCCGCAATCGCAGCAGGAGTAAAAACTTCTCTCAAATCCATTATGTATCCCTCCTTACTCGTTCACGCCAATGTTGTCACGCAGAATGATACCGGGCACAGCAAAAGTATCATCCAGCGTAATGCTCGCATGGGACTCGACTTTCTTTTTGTCCACAACTCCCTGTACCAGCAGAGCGCCATTGGGATTCTCGGTCGGGTCTACATCATACAGTAGCATACCCACAGCGGTAGCATAAGAGGTAGTAGCCACCTTCTTCCCAGCAGTAGTCATGGGCATACCAGCAGGGACGGCAGCGGTTTCCGTGACACAAATGGGGATCGTCACAAAATCGTCAGCGGCCAGAATCTCAATGGTTCCGCCAACAGAAGTCTTGGTAAACTTCATCTGTTTCTCTCCTTTTCAATCAAAGGTAGTGTTTCAAACCTTCGTTTGCGTTTTTGAGGGCGTCGGCCCGCTGTTTGCCCAGATTCTTGGCAAACTCCACGGCCTCGTCCTTCTCTTCATTCCCACCACCAGCACCGCCAGGTTTGGGGTCCTGCTTTACCAGATCAGCCCGCAGTTTTTTCTCATAGGCGGCGTTGGCTTTCTGCTGGTTCTCAAAGACTTTCTTCATGTCGCTTTCGGCCAGCGCTTTAGCCGTATCCTCCGCCAACTTTTCATCGAAACCCGGCATGGCAAGGTAACTAGCCTTATAGGTGGAGATTGTCTTTTCAGTCTCCAGCTCTTTCAGTTTAGCTTCCATCTCCGCCCACTTCGCCTCGCGCTCGGCGGCGGCGGCTTCGTCCTCGGACAGCTTGCCTTTAAGCGTTTTCTTGGCCTCGGCCAATTCAGAACTCACTTTGTCAAACTGCGACTTCTGAATGTACCCGGACAGGTCAACCTTCTCTGGTACTTCCACTTTCAGCAGGGCTTCCACCTTCTGCTCGGCGGTCATGCTGTCAAATCCCTCGATACCTTCAGTGCTAATGGTCGGCATAATCAATTCTCCTTTGCGTTTTTGTTAAGTAGTGCGTCTCTGCACCCATGTTGTGCGCTTTTTTATCCTCACATCTCCGTGAGCTTGCGCTTTAACGTCATCTCCGACGATATTCAAGCGGATGGGCCGCTTAAATTACTTTACCAGTAAGCCAATTCTCCTAATTGCTTCATCGGGTGTATGACCATCCCATTCAGGCGCAAATTCCAACTCTTTTACATGGAACAAATCCCAATAAGGAACAACATCATAGTGATAAGTTGCCTGACCGTCCGGCGTATCAATTCCGACGATAAACATCCCTTTATACATGGTTCCGTCGTGGTGTTTTCTTGCTTTCCATGCAATATTTGGCCGAGAATTGCAAATTACACTGAATAAGATGGCTCGATGATGATATAACTCATTGAATGTATGAAACCCGTCAGAAACTTCTCCTTGCACAAACGGAACAGAACGCAAAATTTCTTTACCGCAGTCAGGGCAACGCCAAACGCTTCGCTTCCCTCCAGCAAGATTTATTTCATCTCCTGTAATGTTTCTTACAAACTCAAGTGGCTTATCTAAATGCTTACAGAACATAAATTCTCCTTATCTCACAGGCTCAAAAACACATCTGCATCTCCTGTGCTTAGGCGGTATCGCGTTGATGGAATAAATCTTCCCATTTCTCTCCCGGCAAGTTTCGCACACTTTTTCATCCCCGGCAGTCACCCAGCGAACCCTTTTCACACCGGCATCACGGTAGGCTTTCAGCGTGGATTCATCTGTCACAATATCTCCATAGGTGGCGGTCAGGTCAGCCCAATAATGAAGCCCTCTCCGAAACTCCGTCACCTTCGCTGTGCTGGAATTGATACCCTCAATGGTGTAGTGCATCTTGCGGTCAGCATCGTTGTCGTAGATGACCTTTGTCACAGCGTTATACCCCGCCAGCAATGCCAGTAACCACGCTAAATCAGGTGGTTCCTTTCCGTGCGGCTCGGCCTCCTGATACCGCTCCTGCGCCAGTTCAAGAAAGACATCTTGGTTGTCCTTACGTAGCTGGTCATATAGCGTCCGGGTGACTTCCAGCACATTGAGTTCATCAAATTTCGCCAGCGCCGCTTCGTCTTTGGCGTCCTCAAACCGCTTGACCGCCCTCCTATTCAAAAGGTCGATGGCTTTATCGGTGAGGTCATAAGGGTTTTTGTTTTCCAAACAGTTCATCCCCTATGCGGTTGTATTCATCGAGAATTGCATCAAAAGCGGCATCCCATTCCGGGCCATGTTTAGCGTCATATCCAACGGCTACATGTGCAAGTTCGTGTGCAAAAATTTCTGTTGCGTTTTCAATGTCCACATTCGGGTCTACTAAAATTTGAATTTCTCCATCATCGCAGAAATTTGTGAGACCATACGCCTTGTCTCCATCGTCTGCTTTCAAGTCAGGCTCAAAGTAGCACTCGCACTCTTTTCCAGGATAAAGGCTCTGAAATGCTTGATATACCATGCTGAACGGGTCATTCCGAAACGGAGACATCATTGTTTCTTTCCTCCGCAGTTATATTTGTGTCCCTGTTGGTATTCAGTTCATCTCTCAAACTCCGCTCCATCTTGCGTTTCTGTTCCTCGTACCAATCCATACTCACACGGTATGCAGATTCGGGGTCGCTGAATAGCCCACTGTACTGGAACGCCAACTTCGGATGAATTTTGCTATTGTTCAGCATCTCCGCCAGAACTTGCGCCTTGGACTGGATATTGGACAGGTTCTTGCGGGTGAACTCCGGCTTGATGTCTGCCAACTGCAAATCCAAATCGCCAGTCTCACGGCAGATATACAGCACCAGCCGCAGGAACTCCCGTTCCGACCGCTCCCATGTCTTTTCCGTGTCCTTGGCCCGGCTCTCAGCGGCAGACCATCCATCTCGGTAAATGACCGCCTGCCCAGTGTCGCTGGTAGAGGAACCTCCGTTCCGGTTCGGCATCCCGCAGATGGTCAGGTATGCGTCCTCCAAATCGTCCACAATGGTCTGCGTGTTGGTCTGGTTCAGTTCAGAGGCGATGCGGTATACTTTGGCCTCCATACCAGCCTGAACGCTTTTGATAGTAATTGCCATCCCGCCCTTTGCCAGTTCCTTATATTGACCGTCCTCTAACTCACAGTTTTGGAACACATCAAAGGCGTTGACGAAATCCTGAATACTGTCAAGCCGGTTGGATTCAATCATGTTGATTGCGTTCAGGATTGGGATGACCGGCTCAAACGCACCCATGCGGGCGTCATTGTTCACATACTCCACAATAGGGATGTAGGGGATGGTACGGCCCTCCTGCTTAGTGATCTGACCGTTCTGCACCTCGAAATACCATTCTGGGGTGTACACGCAGAAGTAGGGCTGTCCCTCATCATCTACCTGTTCCAGCACACCAGCGACCTTTTTCTGCCCTACTCCGCTATGGTAGATGCAAAACGCCGCTCTTGGGTCAAGGGTATATATGGATGCCGGGGACCCGTCTTCTTCTCCGACTTCGTCAGTGAGGACCATGCGGACCGCAACACCGCAGATGTGCATCCAGTCTGCCAGCTCTTTGTCGAGAGTGTCTTTGCTCTCGGCTCGCATATATTCATTCAATGTATTCACATTAGAAGAAATATCATCTTCTCCGCCGTTGGACACATAACGGATTGGGCCATCCAGAAGGTAAGCAGACTTGAATACCACGATTTCGTTCGCCCGGTTAATCATCACCTTGTTGTTGATCTCCGGGCGGACGATTTTATCTTTCAGCCGGATGTCCTGTTTGCCTCTGTAATAGTCATACAAATAGGACATTTCCGCACTGTTGATGCGATGCACGGCCAGTGCCTTGCCCAGCACCTCCACCACATTTTCCGGGGTAACTTTCTTTTTGGCGGTGTAAATTTTTCTACGCCCAGTCAGCCCATTGACCGGCCACTCGGATATAGCTCGAACAGTATTGTTTTCAGTCACTCTGTCACCTCCAGACAAACAAAAAAGTGCCAAGAACAGACCCATATAAGGTCTACTCTCGGCACTCGGCACGCTTCGTCCAGGCATTGCCCGGAGGCACTTGGCACTAAACTATATATTCTCAGGCGCTTTTATCGCCTTTTAACTCAATCTTGATGTTTTTCTTGCAAGCCTTACAGTATGGATAAACTATACCAGTTGTTTTGCTATCCACCTGCATCAAAAGCCGCCCTTTTCCATGATTGATGCCAGCAGCGGCACAGACCGGACAATAAATGTCAATCTTCATTCAGTTGGGCGACTCCTTTCTAATTCTGGTGGACCATCTTGGAATCGAACCAAGACCAAGCCCTTATGAGGGGCCCGCCCGACCATCGGGCCAATGGTCCAGATATACCCCTTTCGGGGTATGCTGCGGGGTTGGTCAGGCTTGCCGTGGGCCTGTATGTAATCCGCTGTGCGGTATCACATCACAATCATCAAGGCTGTATTACAATCAGCAACCTATTTCCGTTTCTGCTACTGACGCTTAGACACCGCTGGTCGGTCTACGTTGCCACACCTTTCCATCCTCACCTCACATACTCCATCCATAGGAACAGCCTTGATAATCACGGTACATCTCAACCCCTCCGCTGGTGTCGTCAGTCGGAACCGTTCATCTTTATAGGGCCGGGGTCAGCCAAAAATAATTTTTTCACCTTGCCGCTTTCGCACAGCGCACAAGGAAGGCCCGTCTGCTTTTAGCCTGTGGTGCCATACATCTGGTGCCACCGCCCGCCTCAAGCGGCGAGGAGCGGCATATGGCGGACAGTAGGTTATCCAGCCGCCCATTGGCATTTAATTTAATCGCGCAGTGCCTCTTTTGCTTTCCCTCTGCGTTTGGAGCCGAGAGACGGCATTGAGCCGCCACACGTCCGCGACGTAATGGGCCGCCGCTTCCGCTTCTGCTACTGCACTCGGTATATGTGCGCTTCCCGCTTAGATTGTCACGCCCTAGCCTTGGTGGCGACATCATGATTAGCCACTCGCAGGGTAGTTTTCAGCGGGATAGCGCTGGTAGCTATCGCCCTACACAAGCGTCCGGCTTCCACGGATGGGAGCGACCCAATATAGCAGGCGGACTGAGTTGCACAGCCTGGAGATCACCCTGCTTCTGGCTCCTGCATATCGGCGGATTCCGTCTCTACACGCTCCGCCGGGCGCAGCCGCTTTCTATGTGTCGGCACACCGGGGCAGGTCATAGCTGCCACCGCTTTTTTAGCTCCGCCCCCATGACAGGCGGCTCGCGTCTTACTCTTCCCAGCGCCTAGACGCTCCGGCAGTCTGGTGTAGTGTCTTTCCACCGTCAGCTCCGTGGCCTTTGGAGCGGTTTAATAAGTTGGCTACCGCAAAAAGTGCGGGTCACCAAGCCCTCGGCCGGAATCGAACCGGCGTCCACTATGCCAAATCAGGGTATCGCTCTCACCATTGAGCTACAAGGGCATATTGCACACAGTAGGGGCAGCGGCTGCACCGCCGCCACCCCGCCCGTGTGAAGGAGGCTGGAAAAGAAACCTGGCGGATATGGGCAAATATCTATCCTCCTTTATTATACCACAATATATACGATTTAATCAAGGCATTATACACAATATTTTGTGTTTTAAAATGGACGGCGGAACACCTCTACTTTGTTCCCTTCGAGTTGCTGAACATACTCAGCAAACATTGCCCAAGCATCAGGAACATCATCATGCTTATTTTTACCTGCCATCGTATACCCGCAAAGGAAGTTGAGCATCCTTCGATATTCCTTGTCCTTCTTTATGACAGAGTTGTCTTTGAACAGCACATGGTCTTTCACCCACGGCGAGTTCACTATGATTTTTGTTTCCTTTTGCTGTGTCGTATATTTTGTGGTGATTTTCGCTATACCGCCAGCTTCTTTAACTTCTTTCTGAACTTTTTCTGCTACTTTCCCACCAGCGCTGTTGCTTTCAAACTGGCCCATTTGAGCCTTATGCTGAAGGAGCTTTGACACCAGCCGCGCCTCTACAACCTCTGGATTGCTGTTGTCGCATACTACGTCTTCACAATAGAAGTCATTCCCGTACTGGTAACAAATTGGCATGACGCAATAATCAGTGCCCTTGTCCTTCGTATCGCACACAAACAGGATTGCATCTGGTTTCCCGTCAGGAAGCTCAAAATACCTGCGCAGCTCATCTTCATTGTATAGCTGTCCTTCACGCTCAATGGGCTGAGTCATGTATAGTGCCCTCCAGGAAGCATCGTCCATAACATCTCTCTGATTGTGATAGAATGCCGTGGTAAACCCAAGTCCATACGGATAATCAAAATTACTCTCATCATTTTCATCCAGAGCAGGTAGGTGGATAAACTCTGCCATTGGGTCTTCTGCATGGGCTAGTTCAAGTCGGTCAATGGGGTCATGTAACGTCCAAGGTGTTTGGACAAGAAGCTGGACACAATCTCCGATCATACGCTGCATGAGGTCTGTATAATACTGCTGCCAGAGCTTGTCCATGCGCTCTTTACTCATTGCGGACTCAATATCAGGTACAAGGTCATCTGCTACCAGAAGATTCGAAGCGCGTACTTTGCCCGCGTTACCAGATCCAATGGACGAAAACTCAAAGGTCTCAAACCGCTTTCGTTTCCCAAGATCAATTCGCATATCTTGGGCATTTGTTTTGCAAACTTGAACAGATAGGAAAATATCTTTCCACAAATACTCCCCTTTGGGGTCTAACATCCGCCCAACTTCTTCATAAGCCCCACGTAGGAATGAGTTTGAGTGCGAACCCATCAGAATGCTTAAATCTGGATTCTTTAACCCCTCCATCACCATGAACATCAATTCAATGGTGGTCTTCCCGACGCCCGGGGGAGCCATAACACCCAAAATGCGTATCTTCCGTTCAGATAGCCGCTGCATAGCTTGAACAACCGGAAGTAACTGCTTTCTGCGTGGCATATAAAACTTCTTTTTCGGCTCTCTATCCCACTCAGCATATCTTATCGCCGCATCAAAATCATACGGCGCATCAAACAGCAGACTCCGCTTGTTCAGCTCGAACATACGGAGGCTTTTTTGTTCTGCGGCGAATCTTGCGGACAGCCGACGTACTTCCTTGTTTCGCTCATGGGCCAAGGTAAAATCTTCTGGTTCTAGCAGCCGCAACGTATCAAAGGCATCAGATAACGCAGACGGGTCGGAGAGGTCACGCTTGAACGCCCTCTTCACCAGCTCCCGAATTTCCATAAAAATAAAGTGCCTCCTATCCTTTCAGATAAAAGGCACTTGGCACTGTTCGCTCCATCTGGAGAGGCACTTGGCACTACAATTATTCAATCTTCCGCCGGTTCCGGGTACGGAATCCAATGAGTTACTTCATAATCCTTTCCAAGCCCTTCCCAGTAATCTCCAACAGCATCCGCAAGCTGTTCCCATTCTTTGTACTCTGGATTGTATCAGACATCAACCCAGGTCTGCTTTCCTCCATCATTGACTCTTACCGTCACCATTACCGGCTCCATATCTGGCGGCATCCTATCACAGCATTTGATCCAGTCCATATTTCTCTAATAGCTCCCTCTTCTTTGAATCATAAGCGGCCTTCGCGCTTTCAATAGACATAAAACCCGTCTTTACCCAGCGCTCTCCGGAAACCTGTACGGCTGCCCGGTATGTTTTCCCGTTTTTCTCCGGCATAACACCACGCACACCAGTTTTGCTTCTTAGCATCGCTTTGTCTGTCTTCGCTGCCGCAATATCTGCGCGCTTTATGCCACCCGTTTTTGCAAACTTGGCCTTAACGGCAAGTTCAGAGTATTTTTTCATATTCTCGCTTTTGTATTGCTGGCAGCCACATCCCTTTGGTTTGCTTCTTATCGTCTGTGCGGGGAACTCCTTTTCGAAACCGCACATGGAACACTTGCACAGATACAGCGCGTTCCCGTGTTTGTCAATTCCGGTTCGCTTCAATACAGTCAGCGCACCATAGGTTTTCCCGGTAAGATCTTCCGTTTTCTCACGCTTATTGCATCCACAATCTTTCTTTGGCGATTTTTTATCGGTTAACCGTTGCCCCTCAACGACGCACTCATTTCCGCACTTGCGGCACATGCACCGCCAAAGCATGGCGCCTTTGGGCGAGCGCCCAGCGGGTTCTATTACTATCAGTTCCCCGAACCTTTGACCGGCGAGGTCTTTTATCTTTCCCATCAGAAACACACTCTTTTTGTTTTGCGCGGAATTTTTCTTGCCTACATGTCGTCCTGTACTTTCAAGATGTATTCTCTTACAGAGCGAAGGGCCTCACCTTCTGGCCCAGCCTTAAACGACCCGCAAGCCTCAATTTTCTTGTCAATAAAACCCAAAATCTGATCCAATATCTTACACTCTTTACACATAGTCAATACCCCCTTGTTTTATCTGGAGGCGTGTGCTATATTATCCTTGTCAACACGCCTCTGATGTGTTCTCATTCAGATCGCCGCTTCCTTTTGACCGAGGGCGGCGGTCTTTTTTTCTGCTCAAATTATACCATTGGCTTTTACTAATGCCCATCTGCTTACAGGCGGCCTCCACTGTGATGGAGCCGTCTTTTTTTATTTTTTAGGATATTGTCGTTTTTGGCCTACCAGCGGTAACTTTCGGCGTGGTTAATGCCTCGTATGGTGTCATGCCCATTTTCTTAATGCGGTAAGATACAAAAGAAAAGCTCAATCCGTATTGCTCGCACCAATCAATGGCCGACTTCGTTTCTCCATTAATCTCCCATTCCAGTTTCCGTTTCCTGCTCCGCTTTTCGGTTGGTCTTGCGGTAAATGTATATTTCGGATGTTGATTGTTTGCTTGCGCCTTTGCATCAGCCCACCTACAATTATCTGGTGAGTACCCTTTGTCGTTATCAATTCGGTCTATTGATAAATTATCGGCATACCCATGCGACAGAGCCCAATCCCTAAACGCAAACACATCCTCTCTCCATTCATCACAAATGTCTATTCCTCGCCCACCGTATGTTTTCCACGCATGGTTTTTGTGGTTATAACACCGCTCTTTCATTCCGCTCCAAATTCTGTATATCCTATCTTTTGATAATCCATGTGTACTAATAAGGGACTTATGATGAATACAATCTGCTTTTCCACAACTCTTTATTTTCCCATTTTCAAAAAGCACCGGATTTACTTCAACTGATCTACCGCAATCACATCTGCACACAAACATCTTTTTGCGTTTTCCAACAACGGTTAGATGGTATTTTCGAACACCTCTCCATTTTTCTATATCAAACTTTCCTCGGTTTGTTTGGCAAATACAAACCATAGGATTTTCTCTCAACAAAAACTTTGGAGCGTGGTAATTCTCTGCACCACAAAAGGTACATCTCGTTTTCCAGCCGAATCCCGTTTTATATCCAATTATCTCCCAGCATCCAATTTTCTGCCCAATCCACTTTGGGTTGCTTGGCAAATTTTCTCTTTTAATCCTTGCGGTTTCCTTTTCCGCTGCTATTCTTTTTCTTGTTTCACACCCACAAATCCCTTGATTCTTCCCTTTCGCATAATCTTTCCCGTTATGCGTGACTTTCTTCCTTCCGCACTTCTGACAGGTTAGCTCCCACATCTGTTTATGTGTTTCCCAATCATACCAAACACGGGTAACTTCAAAATCGCCGTACACTTTCCCGATTCTGTCAGAATAAAACTGATCCTGCATTTCAAGAACCTGTTTCTTGTTTGCCTCGTTAAACATCCCCCTTTTTTACCCCCTTTTTGTTTCGGCTCTCCAGCGGAGGCAACCCGTGTTCCGCCCGATACTTCGCAACTGCCTTATAGTAGGTGTTTGGACGCAACCCCAACTTTTCCATCGCCCACTTGTTCGTCCTCCCATCAGACAGAACTTCTTTGTAGGCTGCATCGAAAGCCACCTCATCTATTTCAATCGGCTTTCTTCCTTTATATGCGCCTCTGTCCTTAGCAAGAGCAATCCCTTGGGCCTGCCGCTCATGCGTGTTGATTCTTTCCTTCTCAGCCACATACGAAAGAACTTTCAATACAATATCAGCAATCAGCGTTCCTGTGAGATCGTTCGTTTTCCTGGTATCCAAAATGGGCATATCCAGCACAACAATATCTGCTCCGATCTCCTTCGTGATATGTTCCCACTGTTTTCCAGTCTCAGTGTAATTTCTTCCGAGCCGGTCAAGGCTGCACACAAAAACCGTATCACCCTTTCGGATTACAGTCATCATCGCGTTCCATTTGTCCCGGTTGTAGTCCCGCCCGCTCTCTTTATCAATGAAGATGTACCGCTCCGGCACTCCGGCCTCTTTCAGCATTTTAGTCTGCCGCTCCTCATTTTGGTCTTTCGAGGACACCCGCGCATATCCAACACAAATGCTCTCAGCCATCCCATCTCGCCTCCTTTTGTTTGCAAATTCATTATAACAAATAATTTTGTTGTTTGTCAACATGTTTTTTGCTTTTTTTAATTTTTCTGTGGTAGGGGGGGCTCAGGTGGTGGGTGGCCGCCCTGTCCTATCCCCCGGGGGTGCCCGGCGGCCCGTTATCCTTGTAATACCTTGATTATCTGGGGTATACCCATACCAAACAGCCCACATATATATAATAATAATTTGGCACAAATCGCAACTACTCAAAAAATAAATAAAAATATTTGTAAATTCTGTTGACTACATCAAGCAAATATGTTATCATATAATCACAGCAAGGGAAACCGCGCTGAATCTACCGGGCAGGAGGTAACGGAAATGGAGATTGATAGCATGACCCAGACCGAGTTAGCATCCTATCTTGAAACCCTGGCGAAGCTGGTAGAGGCCACGGCTAAGGACGCGCAGGACGCGGCCCGCATTATCCGAGAGGCCATCCCCAAGCAGTAAAAAAGATAGCCGCCCAGCCCTGAACAAGCAAGCGACTATCTAAGACCCAGCGGAGGCGGTTAGAGCCTGCCATCTGGCCGCCTCCACTATAACACAACTGGCAGGGAAAAGCAAGGCCACAGGCCGGGAGGCTTAACCATGAAAATAATCGTAGATATTGCAGGCCAATTTACCATTGCAGACCAGACTCCGGAATATTTGGCCGTTGGATTTATCGGCTCCGCATGTGCTGACCGACTGACCCCGGCACAACTTAACCATGTGCGCGGATTTTACGGCATGACAGGCAAGCGAACGGAAGTCTGGCCGTCCTACCCTGTAAAACTCAATCGCAACCACTACAACGACTTTTTGATTATCTACCGGTCTTGACCCGCCCGCCGGAGAATGGAGGTGACCCTCGCATAATTATCCTGTTTATTGTCCTCCTTCCATTTATGGTGATCTGGGAGACGGCGAAAAAATCTTGACTGCCCCGATCGGGCGCGATACAATCAACACAATGGAGGCCCCGCGCAGGGGAGAAGGGAGAGCAAACCATGAAAAAGCTGACTGCTAAAGAGGTATTCACTCGCGAAGCCTATGAGGGGCTGACAGCAGAAGAACGCCGGTCGGCGCTAAAAGTTGAACAAGCAAAAGAGTATAGCGGCTGGAGAGCCTACCCTGACACTTGTGCCGAGCTGGTGGACTTTATCCCGGATGATTGGTGGAGCAAGTACCCTGCCCAGCATATCGGAGAGGTTATGTCTCTGCTCAAATCCGCTATTGACCTGGGAGTTGACAAAGGCCGCCGCGAAGTGTAATATAAAAGCGTCGGGAGGCTGAGGCGCAGCTTTCTGGTGGGCCTCGACCCTGGCCCCACGGATTGAAATATAGATATGTATATTAATACGGCAAGAAGAGAGAGCTTACTAAGTAGGCTCTCTTTTCTTTTCCGATGGAGGCATCCGCCGCGCCGGATGTTAACTTAGATACCACCCGCCCCGCTATGGGGCGGTTTTTTTGCCCTCCAGTCCCTCCAGCGTGTCCGCCCATATCCCTACACTCCCCAGCAACTTCCCGCTGCTTGCGTGGCCTCCTATGGTCTCCAGGCGGCATTTTTGCGCTTGTGTCCAGCAGGGTGGAACAGACCTCAAAAAAACAAAACCTCCGTAAAGACCATTTGCAGGCTCTTAGAGCTGTTTTATTGTCTTGGAGTGTCCCTATATTCCAATACCATAAAACTCCGTATATCGGCCCACAGAACGCCAAACAGAGCACAAAGCAACCCCGGCCCGCTCCGTCAGGAGCAAGCCGGGGCCTTATCATTTGTTCTGGGCCAAGGAGAGGACGGCACAATGCTCTTTATCGGCGTCCCACCAGGCGCAGCGGGGGCCGTCACAACGCCCGCCGATATACTCCACGCGGGGCATCTTGCCGTCGGCCTGGGACTTAATCACGCTAGTTTTCAGCGTTGCGGCCAAATCGGGCACGGGGTCTAGGCTCCAAAGTGCCAGCCCTGGAGATTGTGCAGCCTTTAGTGGGCACAACTTCCCGCGCGTGAGGCTGTCATAGTCGTTGGCCGCTGTGTCCTTTTGGCATCGTCTCATAAAGTCGATCACAACCGGACAATCTTCTTTCCCACACATAACGCCGGATGGATGGCAGCAAGAATAAAGGTTTTCTCCATTGTCTACCAATCCAGTAATATCTACCAGATAGTCGCAAGAGAAATTCTGTTTCACAGTCGCTACTCCTCCACCACAACAGACCCGGCAATCCGTTCCTCAAGCTGCTTTTGGTCGGGAGAGTCGCCGAGAGGTGTTCCAGGCGTGAGAGTGATTTCTTGGCGGTCTGCGTAATCAAAGTTGTTCTTCCCCAAAAAGATTGCAGAAACCGGGTTTACCTTACCATTCAGGATGTAATACTCCCATAAAACCTCAAGTTTTCTGTACTCTTTTTTTATCAAGTCCCTTGTCGCAGAGCTGCATTCAAGGTTTCTCCCGACAACATCATGAGTAATTTCCCATAGTCGCCGCCTATCAAGTCCAAGCACATCAGCCATACCAGATACCTGTGGCTTTGTGTCAAAGTCGATGCAGAGTTGCCAGAACTCGTCAATTCTCTGCTTTACAGCATTCTCGTCAGAGAGGTCAACTCTATCAAATTTGTTGAGGGCTTGGATAAACATAGTCGCTTTGCTGTTATCTCCCGGCTCCGCAAGTTCATACCCGAACTGCTGTAGGTCTGGACGGTTTCTTTTCCGTTTTACGACCTGCTCCATAGTCACATCATTCTTGTTCAGAGTTGTCACCTTCTTTCGCAAACCCAAACCTCTCTCTTGCCCTCTTTGCCATGTTTTCCCGCTGTTCGTCCGATAGTTCCTTCGGAGCGCGGACTTTAATCCACTTCTTTGGGAAAGTATATTCCCTCACACCTCCACCTGTTCGAACTACAGTAATTTCTTTGTGTTTTCCGGCAAGTACATCTAATCGGCGAATCAGGGCACGATCCATCGTATAGCAGGATGCAAGAGGCTCTTCCTGATTGTAGTTGTAGATAGTTTCCATTTCGTATTTTGTTAAGTCCAATGTTCGTTCCTCCATTCGAGAAAGGACATCTTCTTGAAAATCATAGTCGCCATGATGTATCTGATAGTCCCTGAGTTGGTCAGGAAGTAGAGTTTTGATAGGATTGGGGAAATGTCTTCAAAGTAAGGCTCCCAAGCGGGATTGCTATATTTCATTTCCCAAACACCGCCTTCATATAGTCGCTGGTCAGGTAAAGAGCCTCTTTCTGGGAGAACCCCTGTTTTATCAGATTGTCATAGAATACTTTGAGCATTTCGGACATGGATCCTACTGCATTAAGTAGACTTGAAATATCTTATTTCATTTTTATTTATAATCCCCCTTTATATCATAATGTAAAATAATCGTTCTGTCAAGCCTCAAATGCTTTCTTTGCTAATTCCTTAATTTCTCCCGCCGTATACTTTCTTGCTCCCCTGTCCGTTTCAAATCCCTCCTTCGGCGGGTCTGGGAGGGGCATCCAGTGGGTGACACCGCCCGGCTCTCTTTCTCCGTGTGGTGTAATGACACGCCACTTCTTTCCCATGTCACTATGCCAGCCCATCATGGTCTGCCAGCGTTCATGCCAAAACGCCACCACAAGGACATCCGCTTGACTTTCCGGCAGCCTGTCCTTGACGCTGATCCACTCACTCACACTGTCCGCCCTCCCCGTCGTGGATGGAGCCGCAGTGTATGAGGTTGGGCCAATTCTCTGGCTTCGCTTCGTCCTCCAGCGTCCAGTCGTTGCACAACCCGTCCTCGTCTGCCAATACATAGCGTCCTTCATCTTCCCAATAGGTCACGACGCCGAGGATGCAAACACACTCGTTGCCTTCCTCGTCCTCGCCCCATTCGCCCAGCATATCGCCAGTAAAAATCTTGTGTACTTCGGAGGACGGCCACGCTTCTCGCTGTATGTCGATGTTGGTGTACTGGCAGACCGTGGCGGGGTCAACTTCAAAGAATCCGCCTAGCATGATCCTCCCTTTTGTGGGCGGGTCTGCCCTGGCCGATACCAACCGCGGTAGAATGTACGCTCCAGGCATAAAGTCGGCATCTTCCGGGACAGCCACAATGTTTCCCTCCACCCACTCTCCATTATCCAGCCGCTTGGCTTTGAAAAGGATTTCTCTGGTCATTGGGCACCTCCGATGATCTCGTCCAATGTGGCCCGCCTTATGCTCCTCAGCGTAGGAAACGTTTCATCAAGGTTATCAAGACTGCCCTTATAGTTGTCTTCGTCATCATACATGTAAAATGTCTGTCCCACTATATCAACGTATGCCAATGTTTTAACAACTGGATATAGCACTTTGATAGCCTTCGCCCTCTCCACCTCCTGCTCCGTCCAGCGGTGCTTTCGGATGATGCGGTCGGGGTGGTTAATAATTACAGCCAAATCATCCTCATTGTAGCAAGGGCTCCAGAGATCTCCCGTCTTATAATATCGCTTCCCGTCTGCTCCAATTTTGAAGGTGCCTCTATTTACCTGATTTGCGCCGAAATCGTATGTAAATTCTTCGTCTACCTCAACACCCAGCACCTGCGCAATTCTTGGTTTATTCACTTGTTGTCCTCCTCCTTGATTTTCAGGTACTTTTCGATGGCTTTTCCCAAAGTTAATGTATCATCCTCCACCACCTCGAACCCCATCAGGCGGGCGGCTTCGTGTGGGCGGGACCTTCTAAACCCAATGCAATTTTCTTGGGTTTGGTTCATCGGACATTCACAGCAATTTCTACCCCTACAAAATTGCCCGTGTGCTTGCTCGTCTGTCACCACTTCCCCCGTCTCAGGGTTCCGAAACTTCATTGGCGGCCTCCTCCGCTGGCTGCTGGAGCCACTCCAATGTCAAAAACATGGGTTCTGTCCTCATAATTTTGCACATATAGGCGTTTGCCACAGATTTCTTCATAAAATCCAGAAGCTCCTCGTCGCTCATGGCCCGGATACGGTCCGCGTTGGTGATGACCTTTGATTTTTGAGGGCCTGTACAATCGTCAAGCTCCATATAGTCTGGGTTACAGTGTACGCAAACGCTTTTGCCGCAATCTACGCAAAATACGCCATTATGGAATCCAGCCTCCCAGGCCCATTCATTGATATTGCCATTTTCATCTCTTTCCCAATTGTGCTTCATGCGTCCTCCTCTCCCTCCGGCGGCCCATCAAAGGCCGTCCAGTATTTGTCGTACAGATCCATCGCAAACGGCTTGATGTGCTTGCAGTACAGGTACCCGTCCTTTACCCCCTCTGCAATCTCTAAACCGCCCCATTGGAGCTGGGCTATCCCTGCTCCCTCAATGTAGATTGCGGTCTCCTGGGTGATGGATTCCAGTTCCTGGCGGGTGTACTGGTGTCTCATGGCGATACCTCCGGCGGGCGGCGGTAGGCTTTGAACCTATACCCCCACTCTTCGCACAAGGTTTCCCAATTCATCAGTTCCTCAGATCCGAAGAACAGCACCCCGAAAGGCGTTACTTTCGCCCAGTCATTCAGCGGGGTAAACCAAATATACCGTTCTTTCTTGGCATCCTCCAGCGTCAGCGCCTCGTTCGGCGGGGTGAGGGTGGGCATCTCGTCAATATCGTCCATCACCATATCAATCAGGGCTGTTTGGTCGCTATCGTGATATTTGGTGTAATGCTCATAATAATCATGGTCTATGGCCTGTTTCAGTCGGTCTGCATCAATCGCCCTTGCCATCTTTCAGCGCCTCCAATTCCTTCAATCTGATGTCCACGGCCTCGTCCGTCATGGGAGCCATGCAAAATGGGCAAAAGTTATATATCGGAGTTCCCATACACTCGTCTACATGTGTTTTCTCGCCACAGGATGAGCAGATATACACGTCCCCTGTGCTCCATATCCATTCAGCTTTCTCCACTCTCTCCCGGCTGACGGGGCGGAGGGCGGAGAGGGCCATATCAATAGCATCCCAATAAGACAGCCCATCTTCCCGGTCATCCCATTCCGGAGTCCTCCGCTGTATAGTTTTCAGGCACTTAATCGCTTCTTCCCGCGTCATGGCTGGGCCTCCTCGTCCATGTACTTTTTCCGATATGCGCACTCCCGGCACCTCAGCGCCTTCTCTCGCTTTACCATATCCCAGTGGAGCACGTCGGCTTTGTAAACCTCAAAATCTTGCTTGTTTTGCAAATACTCCATTGTGTTCTTTGCGCAGGCAGAAATCTTTGACCACATGACTTGGATATAGTACACAATCATGACCACCACGGTAAATGCCCCGGCAATAATGACTACCAGCGATGCAATCCCCATAGCGTACAAAATCAGCGTGTTCATTCCATCCCCTCCAGCATCTCCTCCGCGCTCAGAATCGGCGCGCGGGTGTTCCATATCTGCCGTGCTTCTTCCAAGTCGTAGCCCGCCGCCATAAACCCACACAGGCATTCAATCATTACGCATGCCATTACAGCCCTGTGCTTTGTGTCTTCACCCCTGCAACCCGGGCATGGCAGTAGCACCCCCGCATCCGTCAGCCGCTTGGCCGCCTCTTTATTCCCAAGCAGGGCTAATTTGATATCATCCATGTATAATTCCCCTCTCTATGTCCGCTATGGCCTGGAAGATCGGGTAAAACTGTTGGGGGACTACGGCGTTTCCGTAACACTGCATCCACTGTTTGTACTGTGGATATCCCCCCATCCAATCGGGAATCCCATCATCCATTCCGCAAACTGGGGGGTGATGTACTGCCCAATACGTTCCGGGAAGATAATTCCAAGGCTGGCACTCAGCGTTTGTCCGTGTTTTCCGCTGTGCTCCTGTGGTGTCTGCCTGCGGATCGGCTTGAAGTCCTGACTTGCCCTTGGAGATGCCAAGAATACAAACCCTGTATCTTTCATGGTGCGCTCCGACAGCACAAGCCGGAATACTGAACGTCCAGACTTCGTATCCTTCTTTTTCCAAATCGGTGCAAATGGACTCATGTATTGTAGATAAGATGCCATTAACATTTTCGCCAACAACATATCTCGGCCGCAATTCGTCAATAACTCGCAGGAACTCTGGCCATAAGTGCCGTTCATCATTTTCTGCAAGCCGTTTCCCGATAACGCTGTGTGGCTGGCAGGGGAATCCGCCCGAAATAACGTCAACTGTTCGTAGTCCTGTCTTTTCATAAAAACTTTCTCCCGTCAATGTACGAATATCCCGCCAGCGCGGCACGTCCGGCCAGTGTTTTTCCAGAACCTTTGTCGGGTAGTCCGCCCACTCGCACTGTCCGACGGTGGTAAATCCGGCCCACTCGGCGGCAAGGTCAAGTCCCCCGATGCCGGAGAAGAGGGAGAGATGCGCCAGTTTCGTCGCCTCGTGATCACCCAGCAGGGCGCGCGTCTTATCGTCCATCGTTCGGCACCTCCTTGATTGCTTTCCATCGCTCTTTACGGCTACACGTCCCGACGACTGCATCACAAATGCTCTTGGACGCACAGCGCTCACATGGTCCCGCCCTAAAAAACTGTTTCATATACTCTGTGGTGGTTGATATGGAGTATCCGGTGGCCTGGGCTATCGTCTCCGGCCCATACCCGTCCAGCGCCATGCGCTCCAGCAAATCACGGGACGGTTTTGGCCTTTTCGCCCTGGTATGTAGGAGGCAGCCAACTCTTTTCGGGTTGCAGTCCGGCAGCGGGCACCGCCCACAGAGTTCGGCCTCCTCTGTATCCCGCTCCGTAATCCTGCGCTCCGCAATCGGCTCCATCGCGTCCAGGCTGCGCCAGGGTGCCACCGCTCCGCTGATGCCGTAGGGGTCTCTGGTGATCATATCAGCACCCCATCTAACGCCTTGCTTAGTACATCCGCATTTTCCAAAGTACGATTCTTTCTATATTGACTTTGTGCGAACTCAACATACTTAATAATGTTTGACCAGTGCTGCCCTAGTTCCTTCCATTGTTTCATGGATTCATTTGCTATATTATATTGATACGTCATTTTCCCCTTATCAGAAATCGCCCGTTCTCTGGTTATAGATCCCGCTCTAATACTTGCATACATGCTGGACAAAAAACGGAACGCAAGCTGATCTGGAAGAGATAAACCGTCCGGCATGGGGGCCCCTTGCTCAGCTTCTCTTTCAAATGGAAATATCATAGCCTCTCCTTTGTAACACTAAGTAACCGTTTTGTAACACGTCTGGTGTTACGCTATAAACATTGCGCCGCAACGGATTGGAGGGACTGTAACACCTGTAACACCTATTTTTTAACTTTGAATTTTTAAAAAAAGTGCGCACGCAATTTTTTTATTTTATAGAAACATATCAAAAAGGGTGTTACAAGGTGTTACGGTGTTACAACTTCGAATTCCCAATTACGGCAATAGTTCCTCTACGTTTTCCTCAAAATCATTCAAATAATTGTCCATTTTGAGCCAAATACAACGTGAAACTCGCCCGTTAATCCGTTTTGTTCGGGTCATTTTCCCATCTTTACCCGGAAGAATTAGGTTGTTGTTTTTCGCCCATCCGAGAAAAGCAGAGGCATTGTAACCCTCGTCTTGAAGGATCTGGTCGAATTTGGAACGAATGATATAAGCGTAATCATCGTCCAGATCGCCCCACACTTCGCCCTGGTGGGCGTCCGCACCCGGCGAGAATCTGGATTGGTTGATGTTAATGAAGTCATATAGGTATTGCAGTGCGCGGGCGTTTTGGTTGACGGTCTCTTTTGATACCAGATATGGCCGGATATCGTCTGGCTGAAGGAGAACGCCATCTTGGAAGATCCACTCCTCTGATAGCCTGTCAGCGGCCAGTATAAGGGCCGCAGATGCCGTCTGCTTGTCCATAGTGTCACCGGTCTTAATGGCCTTTTGTAAGTCCTCCTGGAGCTTCTGGACGCGCTCTATCACGCCATCCTCCATCAGGTGATCTACAAACTCCCGCCCAGCGAAGCCGTAGTTGGCGTACAGGCTGGTGGCGGTCTTTTTCGGCTCATCAAAGAGTTTGGTATCGTGGCAGTCCACCTCGATTGTCCGGTTGACTGCCCCCTCTCCACTATTGGCGGAAATGATGGGAAATTCGCCTGTGGTGATGACGCAGTTCCTCCAGGTAGGTGTCTTTTGGAGGCCTCCCTGCTTCCGGCCACGGGCCCGTCCCACACCTTCTGATAACTGATAGATCATCCGGTCGAAGTCCTTCCGGTTGTCCTTGACCAGTTGGAGCTCGTCAATGATGAGGGGCAGGGAATTGCAGAACGCCGCTCCCAGTTCCTTCCCCACCTCCGTGGCGTTGAAGGTCTGGATGTAAACGCCGATCTCTGGATTGGCCCACACGCTGGCGGCCAGAACCAGGCTCAGGCTCTTTCCGGTTTCCGATCCGCCCCACAGGTGTACAAAAAATGGTAGGCAACGGCACGGTCCCACCAGAACAGAGGCGAAGGAAGCGGCTAGAACGATACGGGCGATCACGTTGCCGGGGGTTTTGCCTGACCGGACAGCTCTCGCGCAGTCCAGCCAGGCCTCCCGGCTCCCATGCTCCTGGATGCTCTCAAAACGAGTGCGGTAGGTTTCCTCTCCATCAAAGACCAGTTCTTCCTCATATGGCGAGAAGCCATATTCCTCAATCCAGCCCAGCCGCCCCACGCTGGATACCTCCGGGATCAGGTCATAATTGAGCTGCTCCACATCAGCCAGATATCGTACAAGGGCCTTGCCGGTCTCACTGTTGACCATGATTCCATACTTGGAGAGTCCGATGATAGAGCGGCTGTCGGAAATTACGTTGCGATCCACAATCACAATGTCCCACCGGCGGCTAAGCCGGTATGCAAGCATAACCTTGTGCTCCCGCGTATCTACGTTTACCAACCGCTGAACCGGCATGATGGGGTGGTAGCAGGCCACGACCTCAAAGCCCATCTTGTCGGTGCCGTAAATTCCGGTGTCTGTGGCCGTCCATCCACCGCAATCTAACTCCAACGCTTGACCGGTAAAGTCTGTCCTGTTGAACCCAGGCGCTACAGATCCGCTGACTGTCTCCAAATATGCCTTAAACAGCGCAGCTAAATTCCGAACACCAACAGTTTGCGCTTGGGCCGACATGCGGCCAAGAAGTTGCTTCAACTCAAATTTATTTTCTTTGTGGGCGTATAAATACTCAAATGGTTCTGTGCTTGTCAAGTAGTCGTCTCTTGTGTAAGCTGGAATTTCTTCCACTCTTTCTTGCCTCCCTTCTCTATAAACTCGTCAAGCCAATACCGGATGTATGGGAGGCGCTTGACGGCCTCAACATATAACGGATGGAAGTATGCGCGATTTACTGTTTTGACCGGTTGGAAGACTTCCTGCGCCTCTTCCCAGTATCTCATTTCTGAAATCATTCGCTGGAAATTGGCCTCTGCTTGCTCCTTGCCCCACTGCTCAACTTTCCGTTCCTCCAAGATTTTAGAACGTTCAGACCTGTTTGGTTTTTTGCTGGATATCCCCAGATGGAAATCCGCGTTAAGTCTGAGGACGGCCTGCTGAAAGTTCAAGTTGAACAGCAGCATCACAAAATCAATTACACTGCCATGAGCGCCACATCCGAAACAATGGAAGCCTCCGATGCCATCGTAGATTTTTAGGCTGGCTGTATGATCCCCAGTGTGGAACGGGCAGGATATAAACCCTGACCGCCCCACCTGAAAACCATAAAATTCGGCGACCTGCTGCATCGTAACCAGAGATTTGATTTCATCCGCAATCTTCATCCGGAATGGCCTCCAGCCGTTCTTTCAGCTCTCGGAATAAAATGTCATGAATGAGCCTCCCGCTTGTCTGCGAGGCGCAGAAAAGAATCTGGCAATTGTAGCGGGCAAGCCATGCTTGCATACTGGCTACCAAAGACGCGGACGACATCCGGCTCCGGTAATCTCCTTTGTACGCCTTTTCCCAATCTGCGTTTTCCACCAGCATGTATAACTTTGCTCCGGATTCTTTGGCGCGTTCAAATTCCCGTGTAAATCTGCTGCGGTCTCTTCCATAACAAGCACATAGTTCATCTAAGTCCATCTTTCGCTCAATAGCAACTTGGTCTCTCAGATCTATGACATTGCATTTTGTGGAGTAATCCCCGAAAGAGAGGGCAACCCTCTCAATCGGGACTCCGATTTGCTTCATGCGCCGCCTGGCGCTTGGCGTATCCTGTTCCCTTGTATCGACTAGAACCGTCATGCTACTGAGGGCCACGTTCACGTTGCACGGGTGCATTAGTTCATTACCCAGGGAAGGTCTTTATCTTCCTCATTTGAAAGGTCAGTGAACCCGGCGGGCGTTTTGTTAGACAAGGGCTTGTCCTTGGGAGTCCTATACTTATTGGCCCGGATGCTTTCAATGTCTGTAACGGCACAGCATTCAGTAGTCCAACCAGTCTGTCCGTTGTACTCCCACTCCTTGTTTCGGAAAAGGACACCGATCAGCTTATCTTTCAGGACAGATTCATTCCAATCCCAGTGGTAGCCATTGTTGCTTGCCTCAAATGACCAGATCACATTTCCAAGAGTCCGCTTGCTCCAGGAGTCCTTTTCAGAGCCGTCATCTTTGGGAAGATACATGCGGTAGATTCCGCGCCACTTTTTGTCCTCTCGGTTTTGCTCAGAATAGTCCTTCTGGAAGAATCCTCTGTAATCGCCCTCGATTACATCGAAATAAATAATAAGGCGATCCCCATAATCTGTAGTTTCGACTACTGCTGCATTTACCTTCGCCACATATCCGCCGGCAGGGATAATTTCACGGGCTTTGTTGGGAGCGGCCTTTACATCAGAATACTGTCTCATTTGTGTTCCTCCTCATTTTTCAATGGGGACAAGCCCCAGTAATCACGGATTGCGCTGTCAACCATCTTCAAGTCATTATCAATCAGGTTTTCAGAGAACATGCCCATTGGTGACTTGACCGTATCGGCTCCGTTTGTATGTGTGGAAAACTGGTATTTCCCGTCGGTTACGACTGTCTTTAGCACTACAGTAAACAGCCCTTCCAGGGTGACCTTTTCGTCCAGCAGTTTACCAATAGTCTTGAATTTCTCGTTCCCGTTCTGGTCAAGGTCTACATGACCCATGAAATAAATTACTTTGTCATCGGGGAGTCGGATCGCTGTTTGAATCAACGTCCAAAAGTTCAGTGCCATATCCGTGAACTTCTGGTAGCCGGTCGTTTTAGCTCCACGCATAAATTCATTGGTCATCAGATATGTAGCGTCGTCAATTACAATCGCTTTGGCAGGGGCAGTCCTAATTGCTGTGTCGATTTTCATGTAGTCGTCACAGTTGTATGTCTTGATTTTTGTCTTGAATGGAAGCGGTTTCCCGCTGACATTGACTACACAAACCTCGTCAGTCAGAAAGTTACGCAGACTGGTAGATTTTCCTGACCCACTCTGTCCATATACCATCACTGGGATCCCCATTCTGTTTCTCCTTCCTCTAAAATAACCGGGCATTCATTTCCCCGTGTCTCTAACGGGAACGGGAGGTATTCACCAGTGAATAAGCAGCGGTGCCGCCGTAGACTTTCGTCGTATCGGACATACGGACACCATCTGCAACAAACATCCCCATTGGGATAGTGAACCAACACCGTTGCTTTCCCTGTTTTATAAAAGGTCACGCAATTTCCAGAGGCTTTCAAATATATCTCACCACCTCTACCTGCATTTCATAGGCAAGCAAAACCGGGTCGTCTTCCAGCATTGCCTTAATAGAATCTTTGAAACAATCCAGACAAATCCATTGTCCATCCCACTGGAAGATTGGCTCGTCACTCCAAACCTCTCCGTCACACCGTCCACAATGTGAAACCGGAGGGCGGGCCTGCGCATCAGGATTCTGTATCGGGTTCATAACTGAATGTTACCTCCTGTAACTTGAATTCCACATAAGGAGCGGCCTGCCGAATGATTTCAGAAACGATATAGGCCTTTGTGAGTCCAGAGCACCTTTGTAGGGAAGCTACGACATCATTCGCATCCTTCTGTAATCGCACCAATTCACACTTGCTTTCTGGTGCAGGATATGTTTTAATAATGATAGGTTTCATTTTATTCTCCTTTTTGCCGCCCTCCGGTCTCGCACACCGGGGAGCGGCGCTTTTTATTCGTAAATAACGGCCTCCGCCCGTGTAATAAAGTGATGAATGCCAGTAGAGCACTCGTTCCATCGGTTATCGTCGAAATCAGTCACCTCAATGGTTTCGCCTATGGCATAAACAAAGTTCGGATCATAATTGCTCTTTACCTGGCCGCCAGCAGGATTTCCGTTGATATCTGTGATACTCAATACCTTGGCCTTACTGGCGCGGCATTTTCGGCTAGTAGCGGAGGACCGGCGTGCATCTGCGGGGATTTCCAACTCCACAACAAGGCCACTTGCCTTTTTATAGCCGATATAAGAGCCGGATTCCGGACATTGCAACGGATAGAACACCGTATAAATATTCCACATCATTTGATCTATAGATGCCCCGCACAGGTCGGCATTGCTCAGGTTGGCACCGCGCAGGTTGGCACCGAACAGGTCGGCATTGCGCAGGTTGGCACCGCGCAGGTCGGCATTGCTCAGGTTGGCACCGCGCAGGTCGGCATCGCGCAGGTCGGCATTGCTCAGGTTGGCACCGAACAGGTTGGCACCGAACAGGTTGGCATTGCGCAGGTTGGCACAGCGCAGGTCGGCATCGCGCAGGTTGGCATTGCGCAGGTTGGCATTGCTCAGGTTGGCACCGCGCAGGTTGGCACCGAACAGGTCGGCATTGCTCAGGTTGGCACCGCGCAGGTTGGCACCGAACAGGTTGGCATTGCGCAGGTTGGCACAGCGCAGGTCGGCATCGCGCAGGTTGGCATTGCGCAGGTTGGCATTGCTCAGGTTGGCACCGCGCAGGTTGGCACCGAACAGGTCGGCATTGCTCAGGTTGGCACCGCGCAGGTCGGCATTGCTCAGGTTGGCACCGCGCAGGTCGGCATCGCGCAGGTCGGCATTGCTCAGGTTGGCACCGAACAGGTTGGCACCGAACAGGTTGGCATTGCGCAGGTTGGCACAGCGCAGGTCGGCATCGCGCAGGTTGGCATTGCGCAGGTTGGCATTGCTCAGGTTGGCACCGCGCAGGTTGGCACCGAACAGGTCGGCATTGCTCAGGTTGGCACAGCGCAGGTTGGCACCGAACAGGTCGGCATTGCTCAGGTTGGCACCGCGCAGGTCGGCATTGCTCAGGTTGGCACGGCTGCCGCCCTCTCCATTCAGCCAAAGGAGATGCTCGTCCAAAATCTTTTTTAAGTCCATTTTGCTCCCTCCTCAATGTGGGATTTCAATGACCGCCCACACATCGTCGATGCTCTCCGCGCCCTCCAGTCCGGTGATCTGGATGGTGAGCGGGCCGGTGGGCGTGGGGGACGGGGTGGTGGTTGCCGCCGGGGTCTCAATGGCTGGCTGCTCCGGCTCCTGGTTCCAGATGATTTCAACTAGTGCAACCAGCGCCAGCAGCAGAAAGAGATATGCAATGGTCACGATCAGTTGTTTCTTCATAGGCTGACCGCCACCAGAATAGCCAGCACCAGCGCCGCTCCGGCAACCACCGCCAGTTGTACCCGCTGGGCCATCGCCTGCGCCTGCTGTACCCGGCGGCGGTAGGCCCGGTAGCTGTACGCCTTTGCGCGCCTGTCGCGCTCATTTTGGGTCTCGCTCATACCATTCCCCTCCCCTGCACGATGGCCTTTGCCACCAAATCTGTCTCATAGCCCCGCTTGCGAGGCCCCATACGGATTGCTGGTATATCATGCTCCGCCGCCCAACGGTCGCCGCTGGATGCCCGCGGACAGTACCCAAGCTCTCGCGCAACATCGACCGGGGACATAATCCCTCCGTGGCGCTCAAACATTAGCCGACGTTTCTCAGCAATCGCCCGGCTGATTGTACTCTGAGTGTTCATTCCCGTTCTCCTCCTTCCCATGTAACCGCTCATGCTCGTCCCAGGTCATCCCATAGTAGGCCCGGCATAGGTCGTCCATGACGCGGCGTGCATTGGTGAAGCGGTTCTCAATCTCCCGCTTCGTGCTGCTCTCGTTGAGCTGTCCATCTTTGGTCATAAAAAATCCTCCAATCTTGCCAGAGGCCGGAGGATGTGATATACTGTCTCCGATACCTCGTAGCATGCTTACGTGGTGTCATGCCCTGGTCGGTGGTGGTGCACTGGCCGGGGCGCTTTTTGTTGTGCTCCCTTAAATTTATGAAACAAGGAAATGCATTGCTATCCAAAAAATCGTTATTGCGGAAAGCGCAGAAACCGTTCTCGCATTTATTTCCTCATCAAAGAGCCAGTAAATAAATATGTACCCAATTTCAAAACCAGCAAAAGCTAAAGCTATCCATTGGAACATCCCCGGCCCCCACTTTCGTAATCGAGGTATTTGTTTCCAAAGATATCTATCGTATAGTTCTTAGCAATTTCATCTTGATTCTGCTGGCTTTGTAGTGTAAGTACGAGGTCAGCAATTTCTTTAGAATCAGCCTCAATGATGATCTTCACCCCACTTACCTCCTTCCCCGCCCCGTCAGGGGCGGGCTTCTTTTTCTCCATTGGTGCTATCTTTCTTCTTGCGTTTCCGTGCGGGCCTATCCCGGTATCCCTCGGCGTAACCAGCAATATAAAGTAACGCTTCTTTAGGAAGACCTACTAGGCGATCCGCTATAATCTGTGCATCGGATACTCTATCAAGGTTTATGCTCATTGGTTCACCTCCATTTTCGTTTTGACCTTGGTATAACGCGCCAAAAGCTAACCTTGTGAGATTATGATAGCACATAAATAAAACTATGTCAATCACTTTCTCTGAAACAGAAGAAAAAGATTGACATAGTTAGATTTTAGTGGTATTCTTTTTGCAAGAGGTGATTTACATAGACCACAGAAAGAGATTAAAAAATATATGGTACGGAATGAAGCGAAGATGTAGTCGACCAACTCCGAGCGATTACATATATGGAATAGCTGACCACTATTATTCTAAGGGCATTCATGTTTGCGATGAGTGGAACGATAGTTTTGAGGCATTCTACACATGGGCTGTTTCACATGGTTATAAAGATGGTCTAACGATTGATAGAATAGACTCAAACGGAGATTATGATCCATCAAATTGTCACTGGATTACTCGAAGTGAAAATTGCAAAAAAGCTGCATTAAGCAAAAGCGGTAACAAACGAGGATGCCATAGCAGAAGATATTTTGTAATAAAGCGTATCTGCGGATATGATTGGGGAAAAGTGTTAGCAATAAGACTGAGTTACTCAGACGCAATTCGTTTTATCAGAAAAACACCAACGAAACCAGGTGTTGTTTGTGTCATTAAGAAGTATTCTAGAGAAACTATTGGGATAGACCAAGGTGATTTTATCAACATATAACCAACATATAAAATGGGGGGTGAGTATGTGAACGAGCGAATTGCAAAAATTCGGAAAGATGCGAATTTAACTCAAGAAGAATTTGGTGAAAAGATTGGAAAATTAAGCAAAAATTACATTTGGATGCTGGAAAAAGGCGATAGAAAACCCAGTGACCGCACCATTGCCGACATCTGCCGTGAATTTAACATCTCCGAGCTCTGGCTGCGTACCGGGGAAGGAGAGCCCCATATCCAGAGGGACGAGGACGAGGAGTTCCTCGAAGTCATGGAGCAGATCCACATGTCTGATGATGATCTGATTAAGCGGATTATTAAGGCATATTGGTTTATGGAGGACGACGAAAAAGCCGCCATCAGAAAACTGATAGACGGCTTTACAAAAAAATAAGGCCCCGGTTTTCCGGAGCCTTTTTATCACTTATTATGTAGTTTTTCGAGGACGAGGGCGCGCGTAAGGAGCGATTTCAAATAAGTTTCATTTTTGTTCCGCTCCATGACAAGTTCAATTTCTTTTTTAAGCATTTCAACTTTTTCTCCATTTGGCGTCATTTCGCGCCCTCCTCCCAATTTGTACCTTACCAATATTTTGGTCGGGAATTTTGCTCCCCTTGTTTATCATTATAGAACTTTAGTTCTATTTAAGCAATATGTGTTATCACCAAATTGTGGCAGCTTATTTTTTATATGCGAAGAGATTGCTTCGTTGGAAAAGAACGGATTATTGTACTATGGTTATGATATGGTACATCAACCTATGATTGCCAAACAGAACGAGAATCTAGCAGCAGAATTGTATTTTTAGTAACCCAACCGCTGGAGGGCGGTAATAGAAGGAGGAATATATTATGAAGGGAAATATCAAAAGTTTTGTGTCCGGTTGCATCGTTACGGCTGCTGTTGTAGGGTTAGTCGGGTCTGCGGCGGCTACGGTTGGACAGAAAACAGTAGCTCTTGATTACAACGATATCAAAGTTACATTAGATGGTAAGCAGGTAACTCTTGTAGACGCTAATGGGCAAGCTGTAGAGCCGTTTGCCATTGATGGGACTACATATATCCCTGTTCGCGCCGTATCTGATGCGCTTGGATTAGAGGTGGGATGGGATGGTGCTACGTCTACCGTGACCCTGGATACTCCCGCCTCCGAAAGGCCGGTTTATATCACCCGGACAGGCGAAAAGTACCATTATGATAGCACGTGCAACGGAGGAACTTATTTTGAAGTGCCGATGCAGACTGCTACCGATATGGGCCTCACTCCTTGCGAGAAATGTGTAAAGTAAGGTGATTTTATGGGATTCCGCTTTCGGAAGAGCATAAAAATAGCCCCAGGAGTAAAGCTGAATCTGGGGAAGAAAAGCACAGGAATCAGTGTTGGAAATAAGTTTGGTGGCGTGTCTATTAACACAAAAACCGGAGTAACGACGAGAGTTTCTGCGCCTGGTACAGGTATGTCCTACACCTCCCGCATAGGTGGAAAGCACAAGAGAAAAAACGCCAGCTCTTCGGTTGCTGAGCGCGCCACCATACAAAAGCCATATAAACCTTTTTACAAACGTGCATGGTATATCGTTTTAACTATTGCCTTTTTGCTTGGTGGGTTTGGTTGCATCCCTTCAAATATAGGCGCAGCAGTATGTGGCCTTTTGATTGCGGCAGCGCTGATAGCAGGAGCTATTTGCTGTGCATTAAAGCATTGATAACTAAATCCCGAGGAGGTTTTATACATGCTGGACGAAAAAGATTTGCAGGCAATTCAATCCATTTTCGCGGACGCTGAACAGCGCATCACCAAAAACACCGTAATGATGATGGAAACCAAATTTGAAAAGCGGTTTAATTTGCTCGCAGAGGGCCAGAGCGCCATCCTGGAGAAACTGGAGCGCCTGGACGACATAGAGGTCATGGATACTCGGATCACCGCCCTGGAGGCTATGGTGAAGAAGCTGAACCGCGAAATGGAGAAGCTGAAAAAAGCGCAATAAAAACACCGCCCCCGGCGCTGGAACACCGGAGACGGCTCACATAGGGGTGATAAGGTTTGGCCGCCATATCACCCCTCTATTTTACCAGAATGGGGGGTAAAGTCAATGGATTACATCAGAAAAACGGCTCGCTACAATGGGAAAAAGTATGAAGCTACCGGGAAAACGGAGCTGGAGGCACTGAAAAAGCTAGCGGACAAGCTGGCCGCCGCAAAGCGCGGTGAGGAAACCGTAGGCGGCTCCATGACCGTCAACGCTTGGTATAAGCAATGGCTGGAGCTCTACAAGGAGCCAAAAGGGCTCACGGCTAAATCGCTGAAAATGTACGATGAAAAGTATGATAACTATATCAAGCCCGCTATTGGTCACTTGAAATTGAAGGATGTTAAAGACGTGCACCTCCAGCGCATCCTTAACGGGCAGGCCGGGCGCTCTGCATCCCATGTAAAAAAACTGCGCATGGTGTTGCAGGAGATGTTCCGCAGGGCCAGACAATCCCGCCTTATCCCATACGATCCAGCCGAGCTTCTGGAGTTGCCCACCTATCACGAGGGGAAAAGACGCTCTATCACTGAGGAGGAGCGTAAGGCCATTTTGGCCGTTGCTGGACACCATCGGGCCGGATTATGGGTGCTCACATTGCTATATACTGGCATGAGGCCAGGAGAAACGGCAGCCCTTACTTGGTCAGACGTAGATTTCGAGCACAACGAGATACACGTCCACACGGCGAGAGAAAGCGGCGCTAACAGCATCAAAGCCCCAAAAACAGAAGCCGGTATTCGGGGCATCCCAATTCATGCCGCACTTTTTCCGTTGCTCCAGGCAGCACAACAAAAGCCATTTTCTCCTGTTTTTCTCAACGAGGCAGGGAACCGGCACACTGAAAAAACCATGCGTCGGCTTTGGCTTAATTTCAAGCGTGAATTAGATATCTATATGGGAGCGAAAGTAAAAAGAAACCAGATCATTGAAAGCGTGGTAGCAACGGATTTGACACCGTACTGTCTTCGCCACACCTTTTGCACGGATCTTCAAAGGGCTGGAGTGCCTATTAACGTAGCAAAGGAGCTTATGGGTCATTCCGACATCCAAACAACTGCAAATATTTATACGCATAAAGACGGATACACTATGCACCAAGGAATCGCCCTTCTAGATGGAAGTGGTGGAAAAAGTGGTGGAAATTCAAAGCTAGCATAACATAAATATATTGCTACGCAATTGTTTGTAGTGGTTGATACTTTCTGATTCCGGTTCTGAAGGCTGGGGGTTCGAGTCCCTTCGGGCGTACCAAAACAAAAAGTCAGGAAATGCTTGTTACATCAAGTGTTTCCTGACTTTTTTATTCCCTACATCAGAAGCATAGAAAACATAAAATAGCATATTCAGGCACATAAGGTGGTGGAAATGGTGGTGGAAATTCCACCGGTGACCTGTGCAAATTGAAATGAATAGTGATACACTTTGGCCGTCAATGCCTTCAGGTCATAAAAAAGGCAGAGGCAACAGCCTCTGCCCTCTCTTTAAGCCCTCACAATGTACTCATAGTAGCGGGCCAGCTTGTCCTCCGGTGCGTCCTTGTCACAGAGGAACGATTTTGCCATGTCGGCATAGAAATCAATCTTATCACCGACACCGTGTTTCTTGGCTACCTTAACGTAGTCACTATAGACCATGTTGAGGGCCGCCCAGAACTGGACAGGGTCGCACTCAATCCCACGCTGGGCCATGACCTGTTTGGCCTGCTCCAGCGTCCAGTGAGCGCCACGGGTGCCATCCTCGTTGTCCATATTCTTAGACCATTCATCGGCCATCTCCTTCGTGAAAGGGATATAGCCGGAAGCAGCCCCATAACCTGTCATGTGTTCTCCACCTTTTCTGTACGCCATCTCGTCCATGCGGTAGTCATGGTCAAACTCTCTCGGAGTTTTCATTTCACCTTCGCCAGAGATAGCGAATCCGATTTTGTTCATTGGCCGATTCATCTCCCGTCGCTCTGTGTATGCGCTCCCATCCTCCCGATAGACCGGTGGGACGTAGGGGTAGCCGTAGTGAGACTGAGGGCCGTACATCCGGTCATCCCAGTAGCGGCTCTCTACCCACATGCCACCATCGTTGCGTGGGGCAAAGCGTCCATCAGAGTAGCGACGATAGCCCCGATCCTCCGGCTCCATCATCTCAGAGCGCGGCGCATAGCGGCCATTGTCGTAATGCTCCCGGCCACGGCGGTCACGAAACTTATCATCGACATCGTAGTTGTCGTAGCTCCGTCCGTCGTTGTAGCGGCGATTGTTGCCACTGGACATGAGCATCATCCGAGTAGATCGTTTCATTTTGACCCCTCCTTACGCCGTAGGGGCGGGTGCAGCACCGCCGTCAATACTGGCAAGATTGTTACTGGGAGAGCAGCAGGGCTGCCCCAACATGCGGAACGAGCCGCCGGTGGGGGTAGTCACCACACAGACGGAGTAGCGGGTGCGAGTGCGGATGCCGCAGGCAGTCACCTGAGCGCAGTTACGCTTGGTAAGGGGATATAGCTCTGTCCCCGTACCAATAGTAATGTACACAGGTGCATTGATGGTAGTTGTGGCCGGGATGGACTGAGCTACCACAATACAATACTTTCCGCCGTTGTTGTAGGCGCCGGCAGGCAGATTGATTTCAAGATTCCCTCCAGTAAAGGTGACCGCCTGGCTTAGCACCAGGTTGTCGCACAGTCGGCAAACAGGCTTACAAGACATAAAATACCTCCAAAAATCAGGGGCGGCAGACACTTAGCCCGCCGCCCCGAAATAGTCACGGCAAAGCCGGAAGATCAACTTACGAGGATTCCTCGTAAGTTTAGCAGCCACAACCACAGCCGTTGCTGTAGGCCCCGCAATAGGGATAGGGGGCGGGCACCTGGTAAGCGGGCACGGGCATGGGGTTGATGCGCCGAATCAGCTCAGAGGTCTGAGCGTCAGACATGGCAGCAAGATAAGAGTTCTGTGCGGTCTGGCTGGCCTGGAACTTCAACGCCTGATTCTCAGACTGGAGGGAGGCGATCTTATCCTGAGTCAAGAAATTCAGGATTTCACGAGTACCAGCGTTCTGGCTGTCAATAATATCTCGTGTGCTATTCTGGATGGTATTCTGGATGGCGCAGGTGTTGGTAGCCATGTTGTAATTCACGCCGTCGATGGCGCGCTGGGTCTGGCAGCAGCAATCCTGAGCCTGAGCGGCCATGTTGCACATCTGAGACTGGACGCCGTTGAAGCCCTGGAGAAGTGCCACATTGGTGTTGTTGAAGCCGCTGGTGATGCTGTTGTTCAGGGCATAGGTGCTGTCGCAGATGCCCTGCTGGATAGCGGAGATACCGCGCTCAACGCCATTGAACGCAATGGCCTCGTTCACATCGGCACGGGTGGCTAGGCCCTGGAGGCCGGGATCGGTGCTGGCACCGCCACCGCCGAAACCACCGAAGCCGCCGCGGCCCCAGCCAAAAATCATGGCGAAGATGATGATAGCCCACCAGCCATCGCCACCCCAAAAGCCGCCATTGTTACAGTTGCCGCCGTTGGAGTCGGAGCCAAGAGCATAGCCAGTCGCAAAATCGTTATCCATTGTATATACTCCTTTGTCAGTTATTACATCGGGGCCGTACGCTCCCCGGATGTTTCCAAAGAGCGGTTTTTTGTCAAGACACCGAAAAACTGAAAAGAAGTGCTCTATTTTATTTCATGGGTATACCTAGTTGTCGTGCAATTTCCTCAACGGAGGTTCCCCTCTGTTTTGCCATGTTTTCCGCAGTCTGGCGAAGCTGCTGCGGGTTTTTCCCTTGAATGAGCCGCATAGCTTGAGCTGCCTGCGGATTCTGTCCAGCCATCTGCTGGAGCATTTGCATGGGATCCCCGCCGTTCCGCGCCATCTGGAGCATGGCCGTCATGGGATTATTCATCGGAGGCATCATTCTTTTTCCCTGCCTTTCCACCAGAAGCGGGCTTTTTCAGCCGTTCTATCTCGTCCTTCAAATTGTTGATGGTGTCCTTCATGTCCATAAATTCATCCAGCGGTGCGAAAGCAGGGGCCGGATTCTCCGTCTGTTGTTCTTTTGCCTGCTGTTGACCGTGGAACTCAAACACATCAGCAGCTCCGGTATTGGTATTAAAGCGTTTCATATAGACCACATTATGAGCGAGGTCGGGGAAAAACATAGGGGCTCCCATGAAGTCAACCGGAACCCCCAGCGCTTCTTCTCTGGAGGCCACAGGACGGCAGAAAAAAGCGGGCTGTGTGTTTACATTCCCTTGCGCCTGAATGGTCTGTGATGGTTGCTGAGTAGGTTGCTGGGGCTGATATACTTGTGGAGCCGGAGCAAACGGGGTAACAGGATTGTAGGCCCCATAAGCCGGGTATGTGTAATTAGGAAACGCCATACTGACGCGCCTCCCTCCCCGCCTCCAATGCGGTTACGTAATCCTCTAGGCCCTCGTCATCTCCCTGCGCCATGTACCACATCGCTGTTTCGGCAGCACAATCGCGGGACATGCCGGCGGCTACCATCCTCTCGATTAGAGTCATATCCAACACGTCCTTGTCCATAAAATAAGGAGTCCGTGAGGAGGGCGGCGACGTGTACCAACCCTGTATCCTCACGTCCTCCATGTCTATATTGTCGCATAAAATAACCCCGCATGGGGGGTGTCCATGCGGGGGTTGTGGGGGGATTATGTGGATTGATGGTAGTTTTGCGATTTTCGGCATTTTTACGTGTTTACTTTTTGATACATGAGAATATAATAGTGTCAGAAAGGAGGCGCACCGATATGGGTACTGTATTTGACACAGCAAAATATATTTTAGAGCAGCGCGGAAAGATGTCTACCATGAAATTGCAAAAGTTATGCTACTACACACAAGCGTGGTCTTTAGTTTGGGATGATGCGCCCCTCTTTGATGAGGACTTTGAAGCGTGGGCCAACGGGCCTGTGTGCCCTGCCCTTTTCTATCACAGCCAAGGGAAGTTTTCGGTCTCTGCCGATGAGATGAAGGGCAACAGTGAAAATCTGAGCGGTGGGCAAAAGGACACCATTAATAAAGTTCTGGAATACTATGGAGAGAAAAATGCCCAGTGGCTCAGCCAGCTCACACACATGGAAGGCCCATGGCAAGATGCCAGACGTGGATTCCCCGCTGGAGCCCTGTGTAACACTCCTATCACAAAGGAAAGTATGGCAATGTATTATGGCGGGCTCTAAGCGCGTTAAATGTGGTGGCACTCCGAAATCGGAAGTCAGACAAGGCGGGGTGCCGTTACCCGGCATCAAGCTGGGCGGAGACCCGGACAGCATTATGAAGGAGCATCCATCTTGGCGGCTGGCATCTTGCGATATGGAGCAAAATATTAGATGGTCTTTTCATGAGCCACGTCTCTCTCATGAGTTCTGGACTACGATTTTCCCAAAATTGCAAGACTTCGAGCGCATGACTTGGAGCGACATTTTTATTTCAGCAAAAAAACAGAACCATGCGATCGACGTTGCATCGCTCAATAAGCCAGCCAGAGATAGATTTTCAGAGCTATGTATCGAAGCGGAGTCTATTCACTCACTCAGACTTGGAGGGACGATCAGGCTGTACGGATTCTTGACGGGCCCGATCTACAACATTCTATGGTATGACGATGACCATGGAGATAACAGCACATGCGTATGTCGATCAGTAAAAAAGCATACATAAAAATAAGGGAGCTGGGATTAATCCCCGGCTCCCTTTTTCGTATAGAGCTGCTTTGCTACAGCCTCAACCCTTTGGAATATGTATTTCTCGTGGTCGCTAACTGTGCTTCGATCCCAACCCAGCTCCGCCGCAACATCAATCTGTCCCCACTTATCAATGATGCGCCGCTTGGCGATCAATTCATCGTCGCGGTGTAGGGCCGCTTCGTGGATAGCCGCTTCCAGCTCAGAGCGCAAGAGCTCATCCAATGGTTCTGGCAACTTCACTCTTGCGCTCATTCAGTCACGTCCTTTCGTCCTCCGGCGGCTCAGTGGGCAGTTGTTTCAGTGCCTCCACCAGTTTTGCCGCCATCCCATTCCCACCCAACTCCTTGTAGGCATTGTACATGTCCAGCACGTTCTCCATCCCATAAATCGGGATATAACGTTGCTCGGAGTAGTGGTTGTACTCGGCAATGATTTCGCGCCTTAGCAGGGCCTGTACCCCATTCATAAGGGCATCGCTCTTCTGGTTGTCAGATTTGATGCGCTTCCGCTCTCGGGCCGCCGCAGCCTCGATGATCGCCACCAGAACCACGGCAGCCCCGGAAATCAGTGGGCCTACCCACTCCATGGGCATCAGCCCTCCTTAGTCAACTGCTTATAGACCTGATTGATACCAGTGGCCGCAAGGCCGGAGACGATGCCAACGGCGGCGGCGGTCAAATAGTCCGAGGCTGGAAACTCTGGCATGATAAACATGCCGAGGATGCCAAGCGCCGCGCCAAACGCACCGCAGATGATGGGAATCCACTTGTTGTCCAGGCCGGTGGCCTTGACCAACTGCCCGACCAGGAAGCAGATCACAGTGATAACCGCCACTCCGGTGATGCCCAAAGAAGAAATGTCCATGCTATGTACCTCCATCAAATCAGATTAAGCCTGTCCAGCACGACGGCCAGCTCCTGTCTGGTTACAGGGTCTTCGGGTCGGGTACCGTCCAGGATACCGGCCTCTTTCGCGGCCTGCCACGCTTCGTCGCGCTCCTGTTCCCAATCGCTCACAGGTTCATCCTTCTTCCAGTTCACGTTAAGATAAGTGCAGATGCCCTTTGCGGTGGCCTCGGCCAGTTTGTCCCGGTACTTGGTATCTTTGAGATACTCCACGTCGGTCTTATTGGTATGGAAGCCGTACTCAATGAGTGCGGCGGGGGCGTCCGTCTTGGCGAGCACGGTATACATCTCGTGCTTAATGGGTTCGCTCCGCAGAGACACCCCGGCGGCGTGAAAGGCGTTGACCAGGCCGGAGGCCAGCACATTGCGCTGTGCCGTCATGGGCCCGGCGCTGGTGTAGATCTCCAGCCCGGACGCGCTCGACCAGCCCCCCTCCCCGGCGGCGTTGGTGTGGATGCTCACAAAGCAGTCCGGCGTTGCTTTGTTGCTGATGTCGGCCCGCTCCGTCAGGCTGGGGTAGTTGTCCGCGGTCTTGGTGAGCACCACGCCCACCCCCCGGGCCTCCAGCAGCGGTTTGATACGCTGGGCCATGTCCCACGCGAACTCCCACTCCTTGTAGGTACCGTCCGGGGAACCGTTGACATTGCCCGGTCCATGTCCGGGGTCGAGGCATACAGTATGCTTGCTCATAGGCTTGTCCTCCTCCGGCGGTGCCTGCCCCGCCTGCTTGAGATACACGCAAATCCAGTTATGCACCTTGCGGCTGGCGGTGATGCGCTCTCCGCCAAAGTCACACTGGCTGGAGCCGCCCCCGTCCAGCATGACGGCGGAGGACCAGCCCAGCCCGGCCAGCTCGTCCCGCAGAGTTTCCGGCGTGGCTGCGTCTCCGGTCCCATCGCCAGAGCAATAGAGGGCCAGACTGCCACCCCGCAGGCCGATGGCGCTCCGCCCCCTCTTGCCTCCCTGGGCTGAGCCGTAGGAGGGCTTTCCCACCGGCTTATCGGAGGCGACGAGGGCGGTCACCGCAATAAAGTTATCCGCTCCCTCGTACTCGGAGGTCATGTGGATGTCAGGCCCCTTGTCCCAGGCGTAGCCACTCGCCCTCCAGGGCGTGCCGGAGCGCATTACCCCACCCACCTTGAGCAGCGGGCAGGCCGAGCCATCTGGGTTCCACATGCCGCCATTCAACACATAGTGGGCACCAGTCTCTGACTTGACCTGGGAAAGTGTCTTGCGGCAGTTGGTGACTCTCAGCTCAATCCGCTCCACGGACGAGAGCGGGATGTATGTAATGAGCTTACTCATTTGATTCACATCCTTTTATCCAGCGATCCCGCTGTTGATTACTGTTCCTGGGCCAGCAGCCCGGCCAGCTCCTGGTACTCCTCCGGGGTGAGCCGGTCGGCGGCGAGATAGACATCCATCTTGTCCTGGAGGCCGTCGGTGCGGCCCCGGTCAATAAGCAGCTTGCAGAGATTAAATACCGTGTTCATGTCCTTCCCCTTCTTCAAACAGCATTGGTGGTGATTTCCAACATACAAAGTCGTTCCTCGTGCTCGGCCAGCATGTCCAGAGTGATGTCCTCTGCGGTGGGCGGTTGGGGCTCCGGCTCCGGCTCTGGAGGCCGCTCAGTAGGCGTGATACCCACCAGCCTGCCCCCCTCAATCTGGAGGTCACACCAGCCATAGGTCGCCCACACCGCGTCATGGAGGTGGGCGGGCACCTCTATGTAGTCATCCAGCCAGCAGGCGCTCCGCCCGCTCTGGCTCTGGATCGGGTGCTGGCCGGTTTCCAGCGGGTCAATTTGGATGATGGTCATATTTGATTCACCTCTTATTTCTAAACTATGGCATAGTAGTGATATACAACTCCAGATGTATTAAATTGTACATCTGCTGCACTAGTCGGGCTAAGGCCAAAATACCAACTGAAAGTTTTTCCATCCGTCGATTTTTTACCGTAAGTATCTCTTGGATTATAATTGTAGCCCATGCCAAAACCAAAGCCGCTTGTATACTCAGTAGGGATAATACTGCTTGGAATAATATTACAAATATCAGAATCGCTGATACTTGTATACGAATCCGTATGTTGAATACCATAAATACAGAGTATTTTAAAGGGTTCGGCTAAGGTTATTTGATTAGGGTTGCTTTTGCCTGATTTTCCTGTCCCCACATAGCTCCCCAAAATAACCCTCGCCCCCGCGTGCTCGTCCACATAGCGCTTGTTGACGGCGTGGTTTTCATTCGTCGGAGGCCCGCTTAAAGTAATCGCCCCTGCCATCGTGCCGCCAGCCAGCGGCAAGAATGGAGCACTTTGCATACCAGCCAGAGCGGTGTTAAACTCCTCTTCGGTTCCGGTATATCCTTTCTCTTTTGCCGCCTGATAGGCGGACTTTCCAGGTGCACCATCCTTGCCGTCTGCCCCTGGAGCTCCGTCCTTGCCGGGCAGCCCCACCCCGGCAACTTTTTTGCCGTTTACAATGATGGCCATGTTACACCTCCACCCATTGCCACATGCCGATGCTGGCGACCGCGGTGGTGTACTTGTCAAAGTCGATTCTTTTCATACTGATTCGTCACTTCCTCTTTCTTAGAAGGCTTGCCTATTCTCTTCCAGGATGCTATAATGACTTCGCGGACCAACATTTTTACCCCCTCACCTTTCATTGGTCCATGCCACCCCCTCCGATGGGGGTGGCTTTTTATGTCTCCAAGAAGGTGGTGCGTGTAGTTATCTACTTTAGTTGATGCTCCCGCCGCTGTGCATACCACCTGAGCTAAAAATCAGAAAATCTCCTGTTATTCGGTATGTCTGGCCGCCATCAGAGGATGTGCCAAGTGCCTCCGCTCCACCCTCTACAGCGATTTTCCCTCCTGCCGATAGAGGGGTAATTAAGAGAATCGCCCCTTTAGGGCAGCGCATATTCCCAATCTCAGGGAGTCCGTCCCCTTCTAGCGACAGATAGTAGGTCTTACCCGTTGGGTAGGCTAATGGCCCATCTACCCGTACTGGGTGGCCCAGCTTACAGGTAACCTGTACGTCACCGTCCGATACCGCCAAAGCATTCGGCGGGGTGAGGCGCGTGATATATCCCGCATATTGACGAAATGGGAGCCCCGCGGCCACAGTCCCCCCCTGCGCCTCAATTGCTTTCCGAATTGCCTCTTTCGTCTCCTGTAAATAGGTTAGCTTATCCGCAGCAGTGCCCACATCACACCACCTCCCCGTTGATGGCATCCAGCATGGCATTGATGTCACCAACCAAGCCATCCACATACTGCTTGTTGGCGGCGTGGTTTTCGCTGGTCGGCAGCCCGCTTAAAGTGAGCGGACCCGTCATTGTCCCGCCAGTCAAAGGGAGGTATTCGCCTCCGCCCTTCCCCGCCAGCTCGTCTATGGCCTCTTGTACGTTGGTAGCCTCCAGGCCGCTGCCTGTGTTGCTGTAGCCCACATATTCGGCGGAGAGGCCGCCGCCCTCTCCGTCTTCGGTTACTTCGATGGTGTAGGGGCCGTTGCCCAGGCTCTCCCCCATCTGCATCGTGCCGCCGCCGGGAACAGTTACAGCATCTGCGGAGTCCTGCTTGTTCTTAGCCAGTTCTTTGATTGCGCCTTGCACATCATCTGAATCAAGGCCACTCGTTCCTTTATCGTATAGAATCTGGCTTGCTCTAAATTGATCTTCCGCTATAATAACCACTTCGGACTGTTCTTGGGGTACAATATTGGCGATAACAGACCCGCCGTAGTCTACAGACGTAGACGAAAAGGAAGCCACACTGTCTGTTACACTCGAAAGTGGAATTACTTTGGTATCGGTTCCTGCCGATATTTTTGAAAGCACGGTTACCCCGTTCAAGACTGCTTGCGTTATTTCAGCAATCGTGTGGTCAGCCGTTCCGAACGGGGAATCTCCAGCCGGTGGCGTTATGTTTACATACATCACAGGCTTGTCTGCCCACTCTGCCCCGTCCTCCGTTTTTTCCAGCAACTGCCCCACAGTTCCGCCATCCGGCAATCCGCTTGGGGCCGCCTGGGGGATTGCGTTGCCTTCGGAGTCAAAGCCTACCACTTGGCCAGCGGTACCTTTCAGCTTGTCTTGCTTGCCTTTTGCTGCATTGTCCGCATATCCGAAGATGTCTTGCGCCTTGCCCTGTGGGTCATATGTAGAAGACTGCATGTCTCCGCTTCCGTCGCCATCCGCACCATTGTAGACAGTGAACTCGTATGAGCTCCCATTGGTCAGCTCAATTGTGTAGGTGTCCGTGGTGCCCGGCGCATGGTTGCCGTCAGTCTGAGAGATGCCCGCAATCCCCACGCCCTCCACGCCGGAAAGGTCGGAGAGATACACCCAGCCAACGCCATCATGCACATAGAGCTTGGAGTTATCCGGGTCATCTACAGTGGAGGCGATGATAACCAGGTCGCCCTCATGCATATTGAGCTTGTCCGCCTCCATAGCCTCCACAGAGGGATAGGATTTCACAATGGAGAGAACAGACTTAATCCCGGTATCGGTATACGCCTGGGTCTCTGCGTTCCATACCCACCAGGTTCCATTCTGCGGCTTCGGCGGTTTTCCGCTGTACTGCTTGGCGGTCTCGGCGCTCGCGCTTGCTTCTTCGGCCTTTGTAGTGGCCGTGCCCGCCGCTGTCTCCGCCCCGCTCTTGGCCGCTTCCGCAGCCCCCTGGGCGGCCTCCGCTTTGCCCTGTGCCGCTTCGGCAGCCGTCCTGGCGCGAGAAGGCTGATTTGCTGATAGAACCTTATAACTTG